TTAGGCGGCCATCCCGGTTGGTTGCAAGTTTACCCCCATTCCCACACCGGTGGGGTGCAGGGTGGGGAGCGAATTTTCCGCAGAAATCTGCGAGTTTTCATTGGCTGCGCGGCGGTAATCCCCCACCCTCACCAATGCGTCCTCAAGGTTCTGGGGCTTTACATGTGCGTACCGAAGGGTTGTTTCGATGCGTTTGTGGCCCATCCATTCTTTGATGACAAAGACGTTCACGCCGGCATCAACCTGACGAGTAGCGCAGGTATGGCGGCACGCATGGAATACGAAGTCGTCATCGTTCTCCAGGCCCATGTGTACCCGCGCACGGTTCCACCACGATCGCAGACCGCGTCGCGTAGGCATCCGTCCTTGCGCAATAAGGCTCACAAGCTTGTCTCTGACCCGTTGAGTTAGGGGTACGGTCCTGGGAGTGTCCGTCTTGGTCTCCCAGAGATGCAAGCGAAGGCCGTTAATCTGTGCCAGCTCCGCGGTCAACATTTCGTCGCGCCGGCAGCCAGTCTCGATCGCGATGTCGATCAGGTCCCAGACTGCGGCAGCAGCGGCCGCATGGTCGGGGTCTTCGCGCTCGGTGTGGACCAGAAAGGCTTCAAGCTGCTTCTCTTCCTCGAACGTGATCCACCGAATACGGCCCTCGGCTTCGTCCTGCCAATCGAACGTTATCCCGTCATCGCCGGCTACAGGCAGCGTGCGGTATTTGCGGCTCTTCGACCACATAAGAAACGTCCGGAGGTGCGACAGGTATCGGTTGATCGTCCCGGCGGCCTTCTTCTCGGCTTTGAGAGCCTTCACGACTCTATCGATGCTGTGCGTGTCCACCGCGTCCAGGCGGGTCTTGCGGCAAAGCAGATTGGCGCACCACTCGATATGGGCCCAGCAGGTATCCTCGGTGGACTTGCCGTCCCAAAGGGTCCCCTTAGCCAGCGGGATCACCGAGTCGAACGTATGGACCGTGGGAGCCCCTGGGGCCTCTCCAGGGGCCGGCGTGGCCTCTCCGGCTGCCCAGGCGGCCTGGACTGCCATCTCGTCTCCCTCTGCCTCGGCATACGTGTCCCAGCGCTTCCTGTAGCGCTCGCCTCCCCGCTGCAGCTCGACCCGGAAGCGACCAGTCAGCTTGCCATTCTTCTTGTCGGGATAGATCGCCATGTCAGTCCTCCAGGATGCCCACGAGGTTGTCTCGGAGCAGCTTGCCCTTTGCGGTGAGCGTGTAGATGACGGTTCGGAGGTTGCTTGGGTCCTGCGTGCGCTGGAGCAGCCCGTAGCCATCCTCCCCGCTCCTGAGCTTGTCCGAGAGGTCCAACAGGTGACGACTCATCGTCCCTTTGCTTGCCCCGGCCAGTTCGGCCAACTCGCTCACACCCTTGCCCTCATTCTGAGCGACGAGGATAAACGTGTGGGCGATTTGCAGGGGGATCGTCTCCCCGATCGTACCTCGAAGTGTAGCCATCAAGCGATTGAGGCGTCGTAGCGCCTTCTGTTGGGTTTCATCGCGGGACATGTCTGTCTCCATACCGAGTGTGGAAAGTCTGCAATTAGGTAACGTCCGCAATAGCGGACAGTTCCCCGTTACCGAAATGTTCTAGAAATGCAAGTGTAACGAAAAAAGAACCCTCCGCGAGGGAGGGTCCGAAGTGTTTAGTGGAGCCTAAAGAGCGACCAAAGGTGGTCGCCGAGCATCGTTGCGACCGCGATTACGCCGCCGCCCACTGCGCCCAGGGTGGCGACTTTCGCCTTACCTGCGTCAATGTCGCTGCGATTCGCGGTGATTCGGTCGTCGAGGTCCGATACGGCGGCCTCAACCTTGTCCAAGCGCTTGTCGATGACCGTATGGGCATCGTGGTGGGCGTCTAGTTTGGTCTCAATCCGTGCCATGCGGTCGCGCAGGTCCAGGATGAGTCCGGTGTTGCTGTTGTTGGTGTCCATGAACCTAGGTCATTGTGAGTTGTCGGCGCCGCGGGGCCGCGGGAATGATAATCGGCGGGCCCTCCACGACGTACTGTGCCAATTTGCTGGCAATGACGCGCTTCTCGGTGCCCTCGACGATGTAGTGGCCCAGTTTGGAAACCACGGTGACGCCGGGGGCGCCTTCGACGAGGTACTCCCCGGCTTTCGCAACGTATGTGGTCACGCTGGGCTATTCCGTAGCAACGAGCCCGAACTCGCCGTTGACCCGCGAAATATCGGACCACGGGAGGCCGGTTCCTGGGTCCTTATCGAACATCGCGACGGAGCCTTGAAATCCTGCAGTGATCGGCATGTTTGTGGGGGCTAACTGATCCTCCCCGCCTACCGACAACAACACCTTGGCGTTGGTCGGAATGACATCGCCGTCGTTACGGATGCGGGCGGCCACGCCAACAGCTTTGATGACATTGCCGGCGCTGGTGGGAGTGAACACTGGTCCGGTGAAGGTCGCCACGTCCCCGACGTTTGATGCAGAGATGGCGTCGCTATCGTCCGTCGCGGCGTCGTCAACGTCCGCGTAGCTTCCAGACCATGTCATGCGGGTCCCGTTAGCGGTGGGGGCACGGCGTCGGACCGTGTGCCCGATTGTGTTGTATGACGCCAGGAGCACGCCGCTGTGGGCCGTGTTGCCGACGTATCCTTGCAGGATTCCTAGGCGCATCCTTGCCACGTTACCGATGGGCGAAGTGTCTAGGGCGCGTACATCAACAGCGAGGTTTTGGTTAAAGAACCACGCGAGCCTCCCGGCAGTGGGGTGGATGTAGATAAGAAAGTCGTATGTGCCTGAACCGCCGCCCATCGGTTCCCCAACGCCAACCCATGAGCCGGCGTTGAAATATTGGAGCTGATAGCCTCCGGCGACGCTGGCAAACCGTACCACCTCCACGCCGCTCTGATTGAACCAGGAGTAAAGCACCGGGGCGGCAGCAAATGCACCAGATACGGAGTGAGCGTGGCTCCAGAGCCTCGAAACTCCCTTCCTAATGCCGTCTGCGGGATCAGTAACGTATGCGTCTGCAAAGCCGCCGGGGCTCACATAGACAACGGAGGCGTCGTCCGTGCAGTTCGTCAGGGAGGGCACAAACGCGTCCAACGTGGACCCGGCGAAATAAGTGGGCATTACGGGAGTGTTCCAAAGAAAGTGAAGCGGACGCGGCCAATCGAGGCGTCCGGGATATCCGGGGCGGCAACCGAAACAACGTCGCCGACAGCTACCGCCACAGGGGCATGTCCCGCGGTGGCGAGCGTGACGAAACCGTCCGGAGCCGAAACCGTAATCGTCCCGATCTGGACGTCGTTCTTCAGGACCTTAGCGATCCAGTCGTCGTCCGGTGGGAGGTCACAGGAAACTCTTGACCCGACGAAGTCAGCCCCGAGCGTGTGGGCTTCGATCACGTCATGATCGAGGAGAATCTCGCCTGGTTGGATGCCGACGACGGCAAACGAGCCATAGCGGTACGCGCTATCCTTCCCGTCACGGCCGGATGGGCCGGTAAGGGACGAGATGAACTCCGCTTCGGTGCCGCTATGGCCCAGCGAGAGCCACACTTGGTAGGCGTCGAGGCCCTGTTCGCCGCGGGGGCCCAGGTCTCCCTGGTCGCCCTTGTCGCCTTGGTCGCCTTTGGGTCCGCGCAGGTCCTGCTGGCTCTGGCCGTAGAAGGAGGCGCTGGTGAAGTCGCCCATGGTCAATACTCTCCGATGTCTTTGGGGGCGCCAATCGCGAGCGGCACGTTCCACTTCTCGTCCCAGTTTTGGCCGTCGATCGCCGTCACCAAGGCCTGAGCCTTGCCGTCGAAGCGCTGGACGTACTGGTCCTCCATCTGGAAGTGATCAGCAGCGAGGGAGGCTGCGGTGTAGAGGACGGCGCTGAAGCACGCTTTGGTCCAGACGTTTTCATCGGTGTCGACCTGGAGCGGCGGGCTCTCAGCGTAATATTGGACGAATACGGTCGTTCCCGCGGCCGGCTTGGGCTTCACCAGCCAGCTCGCGCCGGTCTTCATGAAGACAAGGGGCCGGCCTGTGGTGGAGGCGCAGAAGAACGCGTCCTTGTCGACCAGCCGCAGGGTCCCGCCGTCCGTGAATATGTCGATCAGCTGCAGGTAGTTGGGCGGGATCGTGATGCTGTTGGCTGTGCCGTCCCAGCTCGAAGCTTCGAGAAGGGCCTCCATGGGGCCGATGCGGAGCTGACGCTCGATCTCGTCGACGGCGCGGTTGATGAAGTCTCCGGCAAGGTCGTCCGTCAGGTCTTTGCGGTTGATGAGGCTCTGAAGCGCTCGTTTGAGTTTGCCGAAGCTCATTGGATCAGAAATTCTTTGAGGTGGTCTGGAAGGCCGCCATGTCGTCAGCTCGGAGCTTGGCGAGGATGATGGCGCTGGCGTTGGGATCGCCGGAGTCGATCAGATGGAACAGGTCGAACCCCTCGCGATGCCACTTGCTGACTACCGCGACCGGGATACGGGCGAGATGGATTTTCTCGATCTCGTCGCCGCGCGTGAGCTGCGAGAAGGTCTGCTTGTCCTGGAGGTCACGCTTACTGGCGACCTTGTCCAAGAAGCTCTGCGGGATGTTCTGGGTCGACACGATCGTACCGGTCATCCGGAAATCATCGTCGACAGTATCGGGTACGAAGTCTTCATCTGCGGTGATGAAGCGAAACGGTGTGGTCATTCGGTGTTCGGTTAGAGGAAAGGGAAACCCCCGGCCCCGTTTAAGGGCCGAGGGTCTCAATCGGCGATTACTCGCTGATGCCGGTAACGAGCACCGACGCCTTGAAGTTGTCGTGCTGGAGACCGTACTCGCCGGCCAGCATGATCTTCGTGTTGTCGCCCGTCTTGGCGAGGGTCTCGCGGAACCAGCCGCGGCCCTTGAGGACGACGCTCTTCCAGTTCTCGGGGTTCCAGAGCAGGCCGAAATCGACCTTCATCTCGCGGTTCGTCTCGACGGTGAGCGTGCCGAGCGCCGTGGTGTACACGTCCACGACGTGCACGATCTCGGTGGCCGCCTTGTCGGTAACCTGGCGAGTGCGCGTGGCGTTGCCGGCGAACTCGGCGGTTTGCTCGGCAACATACGGAGCGACCATGAACCGACGAGCGCTGCCGCCCTCGTCATAGTTCTTCTTGATCGCGGTACGGAGCGTGGTCTCCTTCAGCGGAGCGCCAACAGCGTCGTTCGCGATGATGTTTCCGGCGTCGATCAGCTTGCTTACCGAAGCATGCCGGCGGGCGACCGTGTTGGAGCCGAGGACCGAAGCCTGGTCGACGCCCACGCACGCACGCTCGCGGTCGAGCTTCAGGGCCTTGCCCTTCTTGACGATCTGGCGGGCCAGCTCATCCTTGCGGCCATAGTGGTCGGTCGCCTGGACCGAGCCCGACAGTTTGATGGTGCGCGAGAAAATCTGCGTGGTGTTCGACCGCATCTCGGTGGTCGTGCAGTCCTCCTCGGTAGCGTCGAAGCCTTCGACCTGGGCGTTGTCCTGGCCGCCCTCCTGCTCGTCTTCCTGCCACTCGTAGGTCTTCTGCGAGACCGTGCGGCTGCTTAGCGAGCTGGTGAAGGGGGTTTCATGCTTGTTGAGCATGGAGATGACGTCGCTGACGTCTTCCTTGGCGCCGACCGAGTCGTAGGTCTTGAAAGTAGCCATGGGTGTTTTCTGGGTCTTCTATGTGGGTGTTGGGTTGGGGTGAGGACCGGGGCTTACGCCCAGCGGCCCATCAGAACGGCCATCGCGTCCGCGTCGCTGCCGGTCTTGCTCAGGCGAGCCACGGCTTTCTTCACGGTTGCCGCCTTAGCCGGCGCTTCGTCGCGCGAGCCGGGCTTGATGACCTTGGTGGGGGCAGCGGTGACCTTCTTGGCCGCTGCCTGCTGGCCGCGGTCGTGGAGCATCGCCTTGTGGAGGAGCTTGATGACGTTGGCGTCGACGATGTTGGCCACGTCAGCCTCGTCGAGCCCCTGGCTCGCTCCATACTTGATGATGTCGCCATAGAGCTGGTCACCCCAGCCGGGCATGTCCTTCGCGAGGACAGCGCTGGCCTCTTCGGCCCGGCGGATCGTATCGGCCTGCTTGCGCTGCTGCATGACCTGCTCGAAGCCCTGGGCCTGCTCCATCAACTTGCGGTGGCGGCCCTCGGCCCGCGCGGCATTCTTGCGGTGCCAGGCGAACTCTTCGGGGTCCATTTCGTTCTGGAGGGTAAGCCAGTCGACATCCGCATACGGCTGGAGGTCTTCCATCGAAGCTTCTATCGCCGCTTGGAGAGCCGCAGCAGCTCGGCCGCCGACGAGATCGGCTTCCTGGCTCTTGCGGGTCAGCGAGGCCTCTTGGCCGGCGAGACGCTTGAGGCTCGCGACGGTGAACTCTTGGGTCTCGCCGTTGACAGTCACCTTGACGACTTGGTCATCGGCAGCCTCAGCGGCCCCGCCGGACTTGTCGTCCTCTTCGTCTTCGGCTTCCTCGTCGTCCTGGCTGTCTTCAGCGGCATCCTGGTCGTCATCGTCGGACTCGTTATCGGAGTCTTCGGCGCCGTCTTCATCCTCGCCCTCGTCCTGGTCGTCGACGGTAGCGTCTTCGTCCGGGTCGGCGTCTTCGGGGGCGGGCTTCCCGACACCCTTCGCAGCTGGGCCTTTACGGGCCGGCTCGAAGCTGTCGATGAGGGCCGCAACCGCGGCGTCCTCGGTCATGCTGGTGTTGCTGTCGTCCGTGGGGATAGACAAGTTGGTAGGTACTTTCAGTAGTCGGCCGGCTCGACGGGGTTATCCTGGTCGAGATGCACGGTCTGGGTTTCGGCCTGAGCGAGGATGGACTCCCCGCGGGCCTGGAGGTCCACCAGCCGCTGCGTGACGGCGGATAGGCCCCTCGAAAGGTTGTAGGCGTCCTCCCTCTCCTGCTTGGCGGACGGGTCGGACTGTAGGATCGCGTCGGCGCATTCGCGGCGGACGGCTTCGATCGCGCGGAGGAATGCAGGGTCGTCGAGGAGGACACGCGCGGCGTCCCCCTCTTCAACGATTTCCTGCTCCTCGGCGCTGAGTAGCACTTCGGACATGGTCTCCTTAGCCGTTCGGGCTGATGATGGCCGAAGCCTTCTCGTTGGCCGGCGGCGCGACTTGGGTCTGGTGGATTGCCAGCTCCAGCTCGGCCTGGGCGATGTCGATGCGGTTTGCCGTCTCGTGGTCCTTCCGGTCCGCGTCGCGGCCCTTCAGGTCGATGTCCGCGGCCTGGAACTGCTGCTTCAGGCGGGCCTCGAAGGTATCCATGGAGACCTTGTGCTGGGCGTTCTGCTCCTTAAGCGCGGTCTCCCTTTCCAGGACCTCGGTCTCCTTAGTGATCTTTGCCACCTCGGCTTGCATCTTCGGATCGGGCGCGGGCGGCTGAAGGGTCTTCGGATCGACCAGGAAGTCCTGGACGTTCTTGTGGCCTTTCACGAGAAGCACCTTGCGCAGCACGTTGTACTGCTGCTGCTCGCCATAGAGGCGGCTGCGTTGCTCGATCATGTACTTGTCGAAGGACAGCAGCTCCTGGGCCTGCTGATCGCGCTCGTCGTACCCCAGGGTCATGTCGACCGTGACGTCCGTACGGCTCCGCCATTTTTGCGGCGTGATCTCGACGAAGTTGCCGGCAATCGACAGGATGCGGTCCCGGTCGTGCTCGATCCCGATCGCATAGATTTTCAGGAACAACGGCGCGAGGAACTGGACGGCGTAATGCCGCGCCATGACCTTGCTCCGGACCTGGCTGTTGCTGGTCAGCTGCTCGACGAGGCCAGCGCTGTTCTGGTGGGACAAAGCCTTCTTGTCGAGGCCTTGGGAAAGCCGCGAGATGCCGGTGGTGTCCTCGCGCGTCTGGTCGACCATGCCGATCGTCTGGAGGACGAATGGGTTGATCGGCGTCGACGGAAGCGGGGCCACCGAAGTGCCGACGTCACGAACGTTGACGATGCCGCCGCGGCGGTTGTCGATCAGTTCGCGGGGGTTAGCGACGCCGCCTCGGGCAACCTGCCATCTGGGATTGGTCGCCTCCACTGCCTGCTCGATGATCGCGCGGGTCAGAGTGGTCTTCGTGTTCGCGTGCTGGATCGTGCGGGATGCGAAGTTGCCGCCGTAGAAGCTGTGTGGCTCGGGCAGCATCGAATATGTGACGAAGGGATGGTCCGAGACCTTCTGCTTGTCGAGCAGGGTGGTCCCGACGTGAACGACTTTCCAGAGCTGCTGGCGGCCGGTGCCCTCCGCGTCGATGCGGATATAGCTCTCGTGGACAGTGACCAGGCGGCCGGCTTCGTCCTCGGAGTCGTTATCCAGGCCCGTTACGACCGTGTCATCGTCGCGGAGCAGCCGCTCTTCGTCGAGCGCGAGGTCATCTTCGTCGCCGGTGATCCCGTACACGATGTCGGGGTCGTATCCGTTCTCTACCAGCTCGCCGAGCGTCATGCGGGAGCGATGCGCCTTATACCGGTCGGGGAACCGGCTATCGACGAGGAACTCTTCCGGAGGGATGACGTCGATGACGATCTGGCTGGAGTCCTCGCAACGATCGAACTCGCCGGACACCGTGACGGCGCTGGTTGCGGGGTCGACTGTCGCCTTAGGCTTGGAGGTCAATCGGACCTGCGGGTCCTGGATTAGCTGGTTGGCATCCTCAGGGCTTGCACCGTCGAAGGTGTAGCCCGTGCATGTCTCACGCTTGTCCCAGTAGACCTTCGCGATGCCGAGGCGATTGATGGCGGAGTCGTGGATGACCCCGTTGTGAATCTCCAGGCCCTTGTTGAGCCGGAAGAACACGTAGTCACAATAAGCAGTGGCCTGCTCGGCCAGGGCGACGTCGTCAGCGTTTTGGGGCGCGAACGACACGATGTTGTTGCCGGCGCTATACGCCTCGGTCAGCTGGGCCTTGATCGCTTCGACGCTCTCGTAGACGTCCTGGCTGACGAACTTGCTGCCACCCTCGCGGAGCGGAAAGGGCTTCTTGCCCTGGTAGTACATCGTGACCTCGCGGCGCTCGGCCTTGAGGTTGCTGTCGACGAAGGAGGAGCTACGTTCCGCCCTCGCGACGCACGCGCCCACCAGGTCCTCATCGGAGAGGACGCGGGGCTTCAGTTTCATGGGGTTCCTAAATCATCTCGAAATAGAGGTCATCGGTGGACGCGATCGGCGTCCAGCAGCCTTCATGGATGTGGTTGGCGATGGCGAGCGCCATGACGGTGTCGTCGTGGCAGCCCACCTCGGCCTCGATTTTGCCGCTCTTGGGATCGGCGACGAAAGTGGTCATCTCGTCGATCGTCGTGGGATCGTTGAGGAGAATGGTCTCGTCGCGGACGTCCTTGCGCAGCTCGTCGATGATGAGCGGGCGGGTCTTCACGTCGGTGTAGAAGCCCAGCTCTTCCCTCATCTCTTCGGTCTGCTTGTCGTAGACTTCACGGGTGTAGAGATTCGGATAGGTCTTCAGCTCCCCGCCGATCAGCACGCCCGTTTTGTAGAGCAGCGTATTGGGCAGGATGCCGTGGTTGTTGAACTCGATGCCCATGCGGGCTTCGTTGAAGAGGTGCCCGAGGTGGTAGAGGATGACAGCCAGGTAGTCGGGCTCGACCTTTCCCCGCCAAACAGCGACCTGCCGCTTGTGCCTGTCGAGGACCTGCGCAACCGACCAGTCCCCTTCCGACCCCTCCTGTTCTCCGCCGGTCCCCTTCGAGACGTCCGCGCCGATGGTGTATTCCATCGTCGGCTCGATCTCGCGGAACAGCAGGAGCCGTCCTCGTGGGTTGGGCAGAATGGCATGCTCGATCGGGTCATAGTCCATCCGGTGCTTAATCTCGGGCAGCTGCTCGGCACGGGCCGCCAGCTTAGCGAGGTTGAAGACCGGGGCGCCTGAGGTCAGGAAGGCGTCCTCCGGGAACGTCGGGTATTCCTGCTTAAACAGATCGGGGCCGTCCAATGCGATTTTCTGCCTCCTAAAGACGAGCTGGGCATCGTCCAGGTCCTCGCCGTATTTCGCGGCGACCTTGGCGCAGTATTCGATCTCGTCGAGCGTGCGCTCGAAGCCGTCAGGGACCTGCCCGCGGTACTTTTCGTCCTCAAACCAGGGGGCGAAGTACGCCAGGAAGCCGGAGGTGCCGTCTTCGGCTGCCTTCCAGGCCTCGTAGAACGGCCCGGACATGCCGCGAGCGGTGCTCTCGACGAACACGAAAGTGTCGTCCTCTTCAGGGACCGCCTGCAACAGGCCGTTCATGATCGTCTTGGCTTTCAGCTTAGGCCACAGGCCCACCTCCGAAAGGTGGGCGGCCTGCAGCGTCTCGCCGCGGCCGATGGTGTCCGCGCCGGCCGTCGCGACCATGTAGCCGCTATCGAGCCGGGAGAACTTCAGCTCCTTGGCGTTCGCCCGTTCCGTTGCGGGCCGCAAGAAGTCGGGGACGCTCAGATGATAGCGCTTCGTCATGTCGAAGAGTGCGCGGGTGGCGTCCCCGTGGTGGGTAACGACGATGCCCTTGGTCGCACGGTGCTGGCTGAGCCACCAATATAGGAAGCCGCCCACCAGCGTCGAGAAGCCGAGCTGGCGTGCCTTCAGGATAACGACCCGGATGCGGCCGGTTTCCTGCCATTGCTGGATGATGGCATCGAGCAGCCGGCGCTGTGCCCGGTTGAGCTTGAATGGGACGACCTTGGCGTCCTTGGTGCGGATTTTGAGCGCCTTGCGGCTGTAGAACTCGAAGTCCTCCAACAGGCGCTTTCGGGTGGCCTTACGGCGGGCCTCGACCTCGTCGGTCTTAGGCTCCGTCATCCTCTGCCATCTCGTCTAGGAAGTCTTCGGCGGTCCGGACGGTCGCCTCGATCTTCTGGGCCGGCTTGGCCTTAGTGAAGTCGAGGACCAGGCGGCCGAGAGCGGCCACATCCTTGGCGCTCGTCGACTCGCGGAGCGTCTTTACGGCCTTCTCCAGGGCCTCGACGGCCCGTGGGTCGTCGGGGAGCTGACCAGCTGCCTTCATCTTCGCGATGATCCTTTTTGCGTCTCGGGCAGCCTCGGCCTGAACCGCAGCCCACTGGCTATCTGTCAGGCCCCTGGGCTTGCCGGGGGTGTTGGTGTTCGGGTGGTTGCCCTTGCGGGCGGCGACGAGCTTGGCGCTGTAGGCCTTGCGCTCGTCTGGGGTCATTTTGGCCCAAGGTCCCCGCGCGGCCTTCTTGGGCGGCGCCGGGGGCGGCGGGATCGGGGAGCTGATTTGCTCGACCACGAACGCCTCGATTGACTTGGGCTTGTTCTTCACACCCGGCGGGCGGCCGCGGGGGCGACCGGTCGGCTTCGTGGGCATGTTCTATCCTTGGGAAGTCACCGGGAGCGGATAAATCCACCCCCGGCGCTTCGGTTAGTTGCTCAGGGGCCGTCGACGTAATCGACGCCCTGCGGCGGGTCGTATTGGCTGTCGTCCAGCGGCGGCGCGGCGTTGTCCATGCCGGCGGCCTGCAGAGCGGCCACCTTGGCGGGGCCGATACCGGCACGGTTAAGAAGGCGCCGGAAGTTGTCGTCCTTCTCGGCGCGATCGGTAATCGCCTGCATCAGGCCGCGCACGTCCGTGGGGTTCGTGGCGGTCATGATCTCGGCAATCCGGTCCTGGACGTCACGCTTGAACCGCAGGGTGCCGCGAGAGCCGCCATGGAACAGGACGTCAGTGATCGTGCCAAGTACATCGCCGGTGGCGAGCTTGCGGCCGATCTTGAGCGCGGCGCCCGAGCTGTCGCCCGACATCGCCTCATCCATGGCCTGACGGCCGGCAGTCTTGGAGTTGCCGTAGGTCTCGGCAAACGTCTTGTATGCGTGGTCCTCGCTCTCCAGCCGATCGTCGAGACGATTGATCACACCAGGGCGGCCGGACATCGTCTCGATCGCCTGTAGCTTCTGCGTATCGCCCAGCGCTGGGTCCCCAGCCCCGGAAAGGCCTAGGCGGCTGCGAATGCGCTGCGGCACGTTCGCCGTGGGCTTCAGGCCCGCATTGATTGCGTCGTCAGCCAGCGACGAACGGGCTCCAGCCATCCATGCCTCTTGGGCATGAGGAGGCATCGTGCGCAGCTGCTCGGATATTTCCGGACCGCCGAGCTTGCCAATGTCCTGGCCGCGATTCATCGCGTCCCGGATGGCCATTTCGTCCGCGTAGTTGCCCTTTGCGGTGGCGTATGCCGGGTTCGTGCGCTTCAGATAGCCGTCGAGATTCTGCATGACATCGTTGATGCCGCCGCTCTCGTTGTCGAGGATCGGCCGGCCGGTGAGGTCGCTGCGTTTGATACCCTTGTTCAACGTCCGCACGACCTGGTCGAACGCCTCGAACGACGGCGCCCGGTCGAGCACGAAAGTGCCCTCGGGGGTAACAGCGTGCGGTGCGTTCGGCGGCAGCCTTACGTCCGTCCCATGCGGGATGAAGCGGAAGCCGAGGGCCTCCGGGGAGCCGCCGCGGTTGAGGATGTTATTGTAGGCCTGCGGGAGCGCCTGCCGGAAAGCCGGGCGACTCATCAACGACGATAGTTCGTCGGTGATCACCACTGGGGACCCTTGCGCGTAGGCGGCTTGGTAATCAGGTCCAGCTGCCGCACGTGCCCGCTCGGTGATCGCTTGCGTTTCGGCAATCGGATCTACTGCGGGACCTAGCTCGCCCGTGATCGCTGCACGGACACGAGACCCGCTCTGCGCCTGGCGCTGAGCCAGAGTATTGCGGGCGCGAGTGGCCATGGGACCATTCCCGCTAAGTGCCCATGCGGTGACGCGTCGGCCCTTATCGGTGACGTCTGCAGCCATGGCTGGGACGCCATGGGACTGCCTGCGTGCCACTTCGGCCGCGATGGCATCCGGGGTTGCTGAAACGTCGCCGGCGCCCATGCCGGTGCTGATGTTGCTGCCGGGCAGCTGGTCGCCGAGAATGCGCTCGGCCTGGGCATTGGCCGAAGCGTTGCCGGGAGTCCGACCGCGTCCAGACAACATACGGGGGATGTCGCCAACGAACGTTGCAGCCTCGTCGACTCCAGGGACGTTGCGCCGGATGGCGCCGCCGATGGCGCCTAAGCCGCGAACCGCAGGAGCCGCGACGCCCCCGATGGTGCCGCCGAACATGGCGCCGTTTTCTGCGTTGGCCAGGCGACCGTCACGGGTAGGGTTCATGAACCCCGACAAGGCACCGTAGCCAGCTCCGGTGATGACGCCGTTGCCCGCAGCCTTGAGCATGCCGCCGCCCTTGAGGACTTTAGCTTCAGGGAGCAGGAAGCCACCCACGACGCCCGTTCCATAGGCCGTGTTTGCCAGCGCAGGGTTGTCCTGCTCCAGGCGGCCACGGTCGAGGTCAGATTGGCCAGACTCGTGCTCATAGGCACCCATCGGGTCCCATTCGCGACGTCCGAGAAGAGCTGCGATGGTGTTACCCGTCGCGCCGCCTACGCCCGCCATGGTTCGGCCGAAGCCGGGCAGGATACCGTCGAGAGTCTCCTGGGCCGTGGCGCTGGTGTTCTCGAGCCCGGTATTCGGGCGATCCTTCTTGGGCTTGGGCGGGGCCGCTGGGAGGTTGTAGCGGATGCCGCCGGAGACCTCGGCACCCTTCTTCGACTTGGCGCGGTAAAAGGCGTCGACGTCAGCAGGATTGAGGTTGAACCCCCGGTCCGACGTGAACTTTAGCAGGTCTGCAGGTTTCGTTTTGGGGTCCCGCGCCATGGCCACATAGGCGGCCTCGTCGTCAGGAGACATACGCTGGGGCTTGGTGCCGCCAGCTGCGGCCTGGACCTGGCCGATGATGTCGGCCTCAGTCGCTCCTTCAGGCGCCTCTACAAGGTAGGTGGCGCCATCAGGCCCGGTGACCTCGTATTTCTGAGGCATTGCTATTTCCTGGTGATCTTCCATCCCGCAGCCGCGGGCGGAGGTGCCCGGCGAACCGGAGGAGCCTGCGGCATGGGAGCGCCGTAGGTGTCAGACGTGGAGAAGCGCTTGATTTGATCGCCGCTGTAGCCCGCTAGCGGCCCGTAGCTCGTGATGAAGCCGCGCAGCACGTTATCGAGCGACTTGAAGCGTTCGCGGTTGGTGGCGATGAAGCCCCACCGGTTCGGCAGGGAGTCGGTGATGAGCTTCAGCTCGCGGTCGGAATCGGCGCCGGAGCCGGCAACGCGGAAAGCTTGGCGGGCCAGGAGCGGGATAGCCGCTACGGCGCCGTCGAACTCTTGGTTCTCTTGGCGGAACGGGTTGTAATCCTGCAGGCCGGCGAGACCGGTAGCCGTCATGTTCTTATCGTACATGGAGCGGACGCGGTTGAGCTGTTTTAGCATCGTCCGAGCCGCAGCGACCTTGGCGAATGCTGCTTGAGCCCCCTGCCCCGTTGGGGGCTTAACCGGCGTATCCACGTCCCCGGCCTGGGCCGAGGCAGGACCGCCCTGAGCTTGCTTCTGCATCGACTGGACGCCCTTGACGCCCGTTAGCTTCTTGATCTCTCGGGGGTCGGTAACGTCCGACCAGCCGTCGTTGTCTTGGTCCATTATCGCTTCAGCCTCTTCTGGATTTGGCCGTTGGGGCCGATGCGGTATTCGTACTTGTCGCTGTCGCCTCCAGCGCTGCGCCGCGCCGCATTAGTGCGGGAGATATCGATGCGTTGGGCGCCTTGGCTCAGTCGGGCATCACCCTGGCGGGTGGTCGCGGCAGACCGATCAGCGTAAATTCCGGTGCGCCGTTCGCGATCGTTCTGGACCTGGGACCGGTAGTCCGAGAGTGCGGAGGCGCTTTCATCAGCCCTCTTGCGCGTAAGAGCCTGGCTTACAGTCATGCCCATGCCAGAGGTCATCGCGGCATAGTTCGGGTCGTAGGTCTCCGGCATGGTCGAAGGGTCGACGCCGTAATAGGTCGGATTGGCTCGGATGCTGGCGTACGCCTGCGCCCGCTGGTCCTCAGGGAGCTGCATGAGCGAATACATGGCCCGGCCGTTGATGTCGGCAGTGTCCTTCGCCTTGGTCCGCTTGCGCTCCAGATAGTCCTGGAACTGCGGAACCTCGCGGACGGTCTTTTCACCCGTCGTGGGGTCGGTGATGACCTCAAAGGCACCATCAGGGCCGCCAAACGCAACGTCTTTGCGACGCTGGGCCTGCAGCTCCCGATCGAGGCCAAACAGGTTCTTGCCGGCGTTGCCGATGCCGTCCCATAGGCTACTGCCCGACAGGAGGCCGGTGCCGATCGCCAAAAGCGTATCTCGGCGGTGCGCTTTGTCCCAGAGGTCCGGGACCTTCGTGGACGGCGGCGCGGCCGGAAGACTCGTGGGCCCGGCTGCGGCCTGTACCGGAGGAGCGGCCGGCGCAGCCATCGGGGCTGGCGCGGGAGCAGCGGCAGGCGGAGCGTCGGGGACGTAGCCGTTTGGATACTGGCGCTTGTAGTCGTCCACTAGCTGGTCGAACGCAGATTGCGGCAACATTGGGAGAGCTTCTTTAGATGAAGGCGGCGGCTGTGGAGGCGACGCCGAGGAGGTTGGTTAGCAGTCCGTTGTTCTGCTTGGTGGTCGTGGTGCCCGACGAGGTGCCCGACTGGCCCCACTGATTGCCGCCGACGATGTTGTAGTAGCGGCTCAGCAGGTCCCATGGGCGTTGGTCTTGGCCCTGCCACTGATTGAAGTTCGCGGTATCCTGGCCTTGCCGGTTGGCCTGGTCCATGGCATCCGCCTGGGCGATTTGGTTGTACGCACCGTACCCCGTCTGGGCTCCGGCTTGCAGAGCGCCAATGCCCTGCCCTGCCAGGCCCGAGTAAGCTGACGCGGCGTTGCCGAGCGCTCCGAGCTTCTCGGAACGGTCCTGCAGGGCCAGGGAGAGGCCCTGGCTGTAAGCGTTGCCGCGCAGCTGGGCGCTGATGTCGCCAACACGATCCTCGGCGCCGCGGCGTGCGATGCCTTCGGCCACGCCGGCTCGACTGCTGTTGATGTTGCCGGTCCCGGAGGCCTGGCGGTCGATCGCGGGTAGTGTGCTCTCGTTGAGGTTGCGCGTTACGTCGCGGGCGTTGGCATCGATTTGGGCATCGAGGTACGGGTTGTTCGCATATTGGCCGGCTGCGGACAGCGTCGCCTGCGTCGGGTCTTCGTTGGCAGTCGCAAGGTACTGGTCGAGCGTGTCGCCGGCTTTGCCGGCATATCCCGCTAGGTTGGACCCGATGGAGCTGAGCGTACCGGCCGTCGATAGTCCGGTGCCGCTCGCGTAGTCCTTCAGTGATGAGAGGGCAGCCTTGGCGTCGTCCGACATGCCGGCATAGGTCTCGCCCTGGTAATACGGTGTGCCGGAACTCGCGTTGTAGGCGCCTTGGGCGCTGTTGAACGCGTTCTGGAGGTATGGAAGCTGGAACTGGGACGGACCCGTGTTCGTCGTCTGGTTGGTGGTTTGCTTGCTGGTGCCGCCGAAGAGGTCGCCCATGGGAGTCCTAAGAGGTGTGTATTTCCATGCGGTTCCCGCGGCGGTCGGTGAACGACGCAGCCCAGCGGAAGCCGAACATGGTGAGAAACTTGGAATGCTTGCGGTCGCCCGGCTCGTGCAGGGCGTAAAAGGGGCCGCCGTGCAGAGCACGAAGGGCCTGCCAATCGGAGCATAAGTCGCGCTTGACGCGCGGGGTCCATACGCCGTGAACGTCGCAGTGGATGAAGGTGTGCCGCGGCGTCGCCTGCTCCAGGTACAACGTGTACACGGGCCGGCGGACGACGGGCACCTTGAGCTGGTGGTCCGACTCCGGGACTTCCATTAGGTCCTCCCGGAGATCGAGACAGAGGTTATGACTACGAGCCGCCGCGTCCGTACAGGGTGCAGACGGTACCTGCTTTCAGGTTACCGCTAGCTCCGAAGAGACTGAGCGACGTGACCGGGGCTGTTAACTGCCATGTTCCGGCGGCGTCGATGTGGGACAGGTCAGGTGTGAAGCCAGACGAAGTAACATACCTCAGCATCCCATTCGCGGAGACGTGCTTCGGTATGGTGCCGCTGGCGTATCCATAGATTTCTACCGTCGCCGCTCTTAAGCCAATCGCGGTCCCGGAGCTGGCCGTAGGGGGGATATCCCCAAGGACCATACTGGTGGCAGCAAAGGCTGGACCACCGGAGCCGAAGCGAGCCGTCCAGTACCAGTCGTAGTTATTGCCGGTATCCCCGTTCAAGCGCATCGACAGCATATTCGCAGCGCCACACAGCGAGGACTGCGCCTGTACGATCAGCATTAGATCGGTGTAGCTGTTCGGGATGGCCGTAAAATCTACGGACGCAGCGTCTGACGCGAGAGTAACCTGGTCGATTAGCGTTAGGGAGCCGCTAGCACCTGCTGGACCTACTGGACCTTCGGGACCTTCGGGACCTTCGGGACCCTCGGGACCCTCGGGACCTTCCGGACCTTCCGGACCTTGTGGACCTTGTGGACCTTCCGGACCTTGTGGACCTTCCGGCCCCGCTGGGCCCACAGTGCCATCGATCTCGGACCAGGCACCGTCCTTGCGGCCGTACGTTTGTCCGTCTTCGGGGGCCTCGGCGACCCCCCCGCCGCCCAGGTCGGGTAGCCCCGCCAAGATTGGGTCGAGAGCCTGCAGGGTCGCCACGATGTCCGAGGTGGACGTGCTGACCCGTTGCATTTCGTTGTCGACGAAAGGCGGAAACGAGGTTGGCGCTGCCGGCCTCACTTGCCGACGATATGGCAGGAGCTTCTTGATGCGGTCGCGGACCGCGGCTAGCGCGGTTTCGTCGATCATCAGCGCCTCCCGCGGATTACCAGCTGGACGTCGAAGCCCGATAGCTGGAAGTCGCCCGTCCCGCGCACACCGAAGCGATATGCGAGGTATTTGCCGGCCTCGTTTATGTCGATTTTCGCCTCCGATCGCGGATCGAAAGACATCTCGTCGCTCCACGTGGGCTCAGTGTTGACCAAGTCGTTGGCCCCGAACTGCCAATAGGCATCTGACGGGTTCTCAATGCTGAGCTGCGGCCAGATTGCCTGCAGATGGGTGTACTGGGTCAGATTCTTGCCAAGATTGTCGAGGTCGAGACCTGTACGTTCGACGAAGGCCGGCTTGACCGCCTCGGGCTCGATCGACTGCGGCAGAGAGCCGCCGGTGATAAGGTCGAAACCGTAGAGCCGAGCGGCCGAAAGGCCCATTGAGGCGTCGGAGCGGCCCGCGAACAGCATATGCTGGCTCTCGTCGCCCTCCGAGGAGAGGAAGAGGCCCTGCGCGTCGTCCCAAAGGACCTCTTGGTCCGTCTCCCAGCTGTTGCCGGAGATGAGCGCGGACCGACAGGCGCCAGTGACGTTCGGAAGGTCGTAGAAGGTCCACGTGCCGTTGGCATAGTTGAATACGGCGGCGCGATTGCACCCGGTCGTCGGATTGTGCCAACCCACCAGGCGGTCGCTCGATGGGTAGCAGAAGCGAATCTCGCTGAGACGCGCATCGTGGCTGACGAAGCAGAGGTAGGATCGCGCCGTGTCTAGCGCGTCGAAGACGAACTCTCGGACCTTGGCGTCGGCGATCGAGCGCGGCTGGACGCCGTCGTGGACGTAAATGTCGTTGCGGTCGAACACGAAGTGCTGGCCACCGACTTGGACCACGCAGTTGGGACTGATTACGCCGCTCTCATCGAAGAGCTTTGTGAACTGGTAGATGAAGTCGCCGCCGACGTAGTCCATCTGCCACACCGAGTTGGTGCAGTAGATGATGAAGCTGTTTCGGAGGGCTAGCCCGTCGACGATCGTGTGTTGCATCTCGTTGACGATGTTCTCACCGGCCGAGTTGGTGGTGCTGGTCGGGTCCCACGATCCCGGAGGGGCACCGAAGGACGACAGGTCCGACCATTTGACCATGGTTGGGTAGTAGGCGCCGGCCTTCGTCACCCCGAGGGCGATCAGCTGGTCCTTGTAGGAACGCAGGACCTTGCAGCGATAGCCGTCAGGCCATGCAGGCAGCGTCTGGTACGCGCTGTCGCCTGGGGCCTTGTAGATCGGGGCGTGGGTGTCGCGGTTGATGTAGGACACGCCGCCCAGGAAGCAGCTCGTGATCGGTGTACCCTCGCTGGCTGCCTCCTGCCCCGCCGGGGTTAGATCCTCCAGCGTGTCGCCGTTGAGGCGCTTCACCGCGGAGAAATCTGCCGCGACCATAACGACCTCGTCGTACCCACCGGAACTCGGGGGAATCGCGAGGGCATGGCCGGGCTCGAAGTCGAGCGTGTGGACAGTTCGAGGGATCGGGCCGCGGGAGACGCGACCGTTGCGAAAGCGCACGTTGACGCCGGCCGTGAAGACGCTTGGGTCCTCAAGGTCGGCGGGGTTCATGTCCGTCACGATCCCGGCGGCGCCGAGCCGGCGGACCGGGATGGTGGGCAAAGTCAGACCTTGATGATGAAGTGGACCGCGAGAGACGGCTGGGTGACGTCGACCGTCACCGCATGGCTGTGGGCATCGACCGGGTTTAGTGAGATCGTAGCTGCGCCAGAGCTGGCCGTGTGGCCGCTCACGGTGATTCCGTGGCTGTGGCCAGGATCGGAGATCGTAGCGTCGTGGATGCCCGTCTGGGACCCGCCGCCCGCGTAGGTCGTCTGGTTGTGAAAATTGAGAGTGACGCCGGCCGGAGACGAAGCGGCGGTGGCCGTCAGTCCGGCGGCCTCGTGGGTGTGGCCTGGCAGGCTGCCAGTCGGCGTGTGCCCGCCGGCCGCTGCGGATGTGACGGTCTGGCTGGTCTGGCCGAACGGCGTGGTGACCGCGTGGGTCGCCGAGGCACCAACAGGCACGCGGTTCCGCATGTCCGGAGTGGTGACGTTGCCGGTGCCGTCGCTCTTGGGGGCTGAGCTGCCGTCGCAGATAGCCCAGCCGTCCGGACAGTCAGTCGCGGCTCCGTGCCACAGCATGATGGCCCCGGTCGGGACCAGAGAGCCGGCGAGGCCGTTGAGGAAGTCCTGGGTCACGCTGGTCCCGAGAGGACCGGTGATGCCGGGGAAGGTCGCCTTCAGGACGGCCTTGAGCATGCGAATGTGGTCGTCACCCTCCTTCAGCCGATCGGCGCCGGACGGGTTCGATGGGTTGAGTTGGTGGATGTACTGGGCGGTCTCAAGGGACATAGGGTTCCTCAGGCGCACAAGGCGCCGATAGGCGGACCGAGGAACGGACGCCGATGATTATGGTGGTGATTTCGGGAAGGCCCGCATCAAGGCGAGCATCGTTGGGACTTTGGAGTCTTAGGGTCCCTAAAGGGTCTCCAATATCGACTCTACTGAACTACCTATATCGACCCTTTAGGGGCTTTAAGGGACCTGTCGGCATCAGCAGACAATCCGCAGATGCTGGCAGTTGTGCTTATGGTCGCACTAATGCGGTCTTCTGCTGGAAAGCGCGTAGTATCAGTGAGTTATGGCGGGAGCCCAAATGACCAGGAGGGACCCAAAGGGACCCCGTAGCGATCGAGCAGCGGGCCTCGGAAATAGGGAAGCCTTGCTGACACATATGGGTCCCGAATGGGCCGGATGGGACCCAATGGGACCCGAGAAATAATAGGGTGGTCGTTCCGGCTCCGCAATCGTCCCCGCCGGGCTGCATGATCCCGCAAGATTCTCCAGGGAAACCGCGGCGTTACTGAGGTCCGAGCGGCCGCAGGGCGCGTCGAGCGAAGCCGCCAGTTTCGAGCCATGATTTGCCACAACCGAACGGGCTCCCGTCCTGTCGCCGGGAGGGACCCAAGCGGGCTATTCCCCCACTCCGGCCGTCCCCCACCCTGCCGAGACCCGCAGGAATCTGCGGTTTGTCACTGGATGCTGGAACACGCGCGTCCCCCATCGTGCCTAAGATTGTGGGGGATTGCGGCCGATTGCGGCATGCCATTGCCGAGCCTGGTAGACATTCAGGCCGGAGTGTCGCGGTCCGGGATACTCAACCATTCGGTTAAGTGTGACCGTGGGACCGGCAGGCCCTTCAGTCCCTCACGGTAACAGCCGCGATCTGATCCAACGCGATGAACCAAATGATCTCCTCGCGGACATCAAGCTCAACCCGCGCAAGGTTGATCCCGACGACCTCGGCTTTCTTCACGTCAAGGGCCGCAGAGTGACACTTGAGCACGAGGAAGACCGACCGTCCCCGGTCTTTAGCCGCCTGCGCAAAGCCCAGCAGCTCTACGCCCATCGCTATCTGTTCGGTCGCCATCGCTTAATTCTCCCGCTGCCGTCACGCCGACCCTAGCCGGTCCCGGTGTGGCCTGAAAGACTCACTCCGAGAAATCTGCAAGAGCACTGCATTTTCTGACAGTCTGCTATTGCGGACCGTGTACACGTGTGCAATATAGTCCGCAGATGCTGACAGTCGGCATCTGGTCACCGGGACCTTCCCGGCTCTGAGAGGGACGCAATGAAGCGTCATTGGACCGAAAGGCGGATCATCCGCTGGGCGGTCTGGGCGACGGTAGGGCTCAATCTAGCCGCCGCCCTCCTAGGGCTTCTTAGGAAGCTCTAGCGCCAACCCCCGAACCGGCAAGAGAACCGGGAGGGGGCCTCTCCGAAATAGCAAATCGAAGCGCCAAGGAAAAGAGACCATGACCACCCCCGCAAATCCCTTCATCGTCACCCCCGAAGACACCCGCCGCGACCCGTATGTGGACGTCGCAGCGGTCGCTAAGGCCCTTGCTGAGACCTGGGGCGCCACCCTGGGCGAGTGCGAACCGGGCTCGTGGGGCATCGGTCGCATTGTGATGGACGACCTTGTCGTGACGGTTACCGCCAATGACCAGAAGGCGGGTGGCATCCGCGTCTACACCGGCGCCCCGACGATCACCCGCCTGACCGGCACGCTATACGATGTCGAGTGGCCAGCGGCCAAGGCAGACACCGGCAAGGGCATCGAGAAGCTCGCGGCGGACCTGAAGCGCCGTGTGCTCGATCCAGCCGCCGAGTCCGTTGCCGCTGCCCGTGCGAAGCTGGCGACCATGAACACCGATCGCGAAAACCTGGAGCGCCATGCGGCTGCCCTCACGGCGGCGTTTCCCTTCCTGGACATTCGCATTCCCGAAGGCGTGAACAAGTGGGAGGCCCCCGTCTACGTAGTCAAGGACGGTGTGAACCTCATGGGCCGGTTGAACTCGGACGGTGGGCTCTACCTGGACCGACTGAGCATCGTAGGCGCCGATCGGCTCCCTGCGTTCCTGGCTGTGCTCTTCGGGGCCGGCGAAGTCGCGTCCAAATAGTCCGCAAATACTGACATTCCGCAGAAGGAAAACACCATGTTGACCCAAGTAATCTACCTGACCCGCAAGGCCGATCGGGAACGAATGGCCGCCGACATCCGCAAGGCCCTTGAGCCTCTCGGGGTGGCCGTGGAGGTCCGCGAGGGCCTCGGGCGCTGCCTCTTTGTCAACCTAGCCGGGGAAGGCCTGGAGGCCAGCGTATCGCTGGATGCCTCCAACGGGAGCGAGGCGCCGCTGATCCACTGGCATAACGCCGCTAGGCCCCTTGCTGGCGTCCGTGGTGCCTGGGTGAGCGTAAACGCATATCACGGGCTCAAGGCGACCTCGCTGCCTTCAAGCATGATCGACCTAATCGAGAAGCTGCAACGCGGCTTCCGGGCGGCGGCTGACGGTTCGGCATTCAGGAACCCGCCGGCCGATGCGGAAGCGGTGCCGGCCAAGCCAGTGGAGCGCCAGCAAGCGCCAAAAGGCCACGGCTGGAAGGTCCGCCGGGCCTCGCAGTCTCTCCAAGCCTGCGGGAACCGCGATCTCTACCTGACCCACGCGGCCACCGGCGCCGCCGCGTCGATCGCTCCCGATCGGTCCGGGCTGTACAAGGTGCACCTAGCCGGCGCCGCGTTCCCTGGGTCTTTCAGCACTCGCGGCGAAGCCTTTGCGCACGTGTTGCAATATGGCTTGGCGGCATACTTCGAGACCACCCCGGAGGTGCTCGCCGCCTTCGCCAAGGTCGGGCTCGATCGCTGGCAGCGTCAACAGATGATCAGGGAGCGCATTAGCGCCGAGCGGGGCCTCAATGCTGACGCCTGGGCCCTCTGCGATGACCCCGAGTACCTCAAGGCCTGCGAGGCGCTGGACCGGCTCACGCTGGCCCGTGCGGCCTCTCTGGAGGTGGCAGCGTGAACGCCCCCGTTCTCCCGCCCCTCGCTGCGCCTGCAGTGACGACCCGCGAGGGCTGGCTTCTGGCCTTCACGGACCTGGCCCGGCCGCAGTTCGAGGCCGCAGGCGCCCCCCTGCCCGACCGCGTCCGCGTCTCGGTGGGTTTCCCCTCCAAGGGCAACCGGTCCAAGGTCATCGGGGAATGCTGGTACAGCGAGGCCAGCCAGGACCACGCGGTAGAGGTCTTCATTCGGCCCAGCCTGCAGAGCGATAGCGCCCGCGTTGCCGACGTCCTAACCCATGAGCTTGTGCATGCGGCGCTCGGCAAGGGCCAGGGGCACGGCCCCAAGTTCCGCAAGGTTGCCCAGGCACTGGGGCTCGTCGGCAAGATGACCGCGACCGTGGCGGGGCCTGGCTGGCACGAATGGGCCGATGCGATCCTGGAGAAGCTCGGACCGCTGCCGGGTGCCCAGCTCGACGACCAGGCCCAGCTAGAGGGCGGCAAGAAGACTCAGACCACGCGGTATCTGAAGGTCACTTGCGATTGCTGCGGCTGGACTGCTCGGGTGACGGCGAAGCATCTGGGCCTAGAGGGTGGCGTCCAGCAGACCCTTAGCTGCCCCGTGCCAACCTGCGACGGCGAGCTGGTGCAATCATGACGCTGGAGGAGCTGATAGCGGCCGAGCGTCGCGCGGTGGACACGGCAATGCCCGGTTTCCCGGCCGCCAAGCGCAAGCGGCTCTACGCCAAAATGCGGATGTTCTCCGCAAAGGTGCAGAGCCAGCCCCTGCCTAACAACGTGTCGGTGGATGACGCCTGGTTGCAGCTGATGCTGCGGGCGAAGGACCTTGCGGGCGTCTCCGACCCCGGCGGCTTCTACCTCCCACCAGCGAGCCGCGCCTGAGGCCACCGGAGGGCCAGGCGATCCCCGCGACACGCCGGCCCCGAGGATGGCCCCAGGCCATCACGAAGGAGATAGATTGATGCGACTTTACGTCACCACTCGCGGCTCCTGGGCGGGAACCCAGGACGACGCCAAGGCCCTAGCGAAAGCCGAGGGGGGAACATGGGAGCTGTCCGAAGTGCCGGTGGACAAGGCCAGCCTCCTGGGCTTCCTTAACGCCCACAAAGTCGGCGCGTGCGAGCAACAATCGGACGGGCTGTCCGGCGCTTCTCACGACACCGGCAGCCCTGGCCACAGCGGCAAGCCCGAAGGCCAGCTCAAGCCCGCTGAGGTTGACGCGAGTGTACACGCGGCCCCGGCCGGAGCCAAGCCCCTCCATTATCACGAGAACTACGGCCGAGCCCTCCAGGTCGCACATGATTGCGACATTGAGGAAGCCATCGGCCGCGCCGATCTCCGGCGGACAATCAACCTGACCGATCACGTCTTTAGCCGCTTGCGGGAACACGTCGACGCCGCCAGGGCACTTGAGGGAGCCCGGCAGTGACCGACAAGGAATTATTCGCAGCCGTGCGGGCCTTGCCGCACATGACAATCGCGAAGTTCGAGGGGGAGTATCGCGTCTCCTATAAGCTCGACAGCATTGCCGCAGCCCAGCCGAGCTGGAGCCACTGGCATCGCCGAAACCATGCCGAGCAGACGGCCAGCTATACGGGCGACCGGGACGACGCCCTGGGCACCGCAAAGGCCCTATCGGACTATATGACCGAGCTGCTGGCACGCAACGCCAGCGCCGCGTCAAATCGGAGCGCTCAAGCGGCTTCTGGCTGAGCCGGCGGATATACGCGCACTGCGGGCAGGCTGCCGGCGGGCAGGTAACGCAGGACCTCCTTCGCCGGCACGGTCGGATCGAGCCAGGCCGCCCACTGCTCGGGGGCTAGCGGGACGATCTGCCGGTGATGGTAGGGCGCGATGTCTTCGCCCGCGTCCATGGTCAGCATGGTGAATGCCTCGCCGACCTCTGGGTGCGCCCGCCAGATACCCGCGATGCAGAACCAGGGATGATCCTTCAGCGTAAAGAGCCACTTGGTCTTACGCTTCTCCCCAGGCAGCGGATCGGTGAACTCGTAGAAACCGTCCGCGACAATTAGGCACCGGCCTGACGTGAACGCGCGACTCTCGGAGCGGAAGTTGTAGACGGGTTTGCCTCGCGCACCGGGCCAGCTCCAGCGCCGATTGACCAGTTCACCGACCGCTCTGCGGTTCCCTGGGTCCCTGTTTGCGGTGCGCACAATCGGCGCGACGTCAGTCATTTTGATGTCGGCGCGGGGCGCGTCCTCGGGCACGCCTTCCGGCGTCTCGATGTTTATTTCAAGGTCGTCGAAGTCCTCCATGATCGAAGCGATCTCGACTTCCTGGCGATAGTCATTGCACATGCGGGCAGCCCTGTTCCTTCACCTTGCGTCTAGCCGTCGTTCCTATTATGTTCTTAACGTGAACTCCGCCGCTACACCCTTCGACTCGGACGCCCGCGAAGGCAGTCTTCGGCCTATCATCCGATGTAAACCGAACGAACCTGGAAGAAAGGAATTGGTCAACGCGCATTGGGGTTCCGACCCGCGGTTCGGCAACGGAATTGAGTATCGATTCGTTAGATCTGAAGGAAAGAGTTTTCCCGGCTTTCGCTGCCTGATTCCGGCCTCCGAGTTTCATATGAAGGTCGACCGCAAGCAGTACCGCGTGCACCTAGAGGACGGCAATTTCTTCTACTTGGCCGGCATTTGGGAGCCAGCGATGGGAGACTGGCCGCTTTCGTTTCGCATCATCACCGTTGCCGCAAATCCAGAAGTTTCTCGGTATCAGGAGCGGCATGGCGCGATCATCCGTCGCCACCAGGTGATGGACTGGCTCGATCGGACGGTGCCTGAAAACGAGTTGCTGGCGACGCCGCCGGCTCATATTTTCCTAATCGATAAACTTGGCTCGGAGGCGAGACAACCAACGCTCGCCCTGTAAGGCCGGCGGTGAACCACAAAGCGTAGGGTCAGCGATGCGGGAGCCGGTGTATCAGCTCTGCTTAGCGGGTGGTGCAACGTTAGCCTGGACGACCCCCTTCGCCTTCCTCCTAAATCGAGCGCGATCAACGAGGAACGGCGAGTGGACCAAGCTGCGTGCTGCGCCATAGAGCTGGGCGGTTTTGATTCCGGCAATAATAGCCGTCCCCGCTGCACCTATGATGTCGCCGAGGTTATCGGGCGGCGGGGCGCCTCGTAGCGATTGGTTTTGCAGTTCCGTGGATGTTGCGAGCCACGCCTGGTAAGCCAAGATCAGCGAGGAGATCGCGCCTGTTTGCTCCGGAAGGTAGATATGGATCAGCATCTGGGCCCGCGCTCCGGTCCTATTTGCTTCGGTCCAGACGCGTTTAAGGTTGTCTCTGGCTGGCGCCCTTTGATCGAGGTAAGGCGTAAAAATGTCGAAATGCGCCTGCGGCCACGCCAACACACTATCGGCCCAAGCAACGTAGGCCTCTACGGCAGCTTCTGCTTTGGAGAGCAGCAGAGCGTTCCTTTCTCGACGCTCTTGTAGTGCGAACAGCAGGATGCCTGAAACAAGACCCGAAAGAAGCACAGTCACTAAGATTTGGAAAAAAATTAGCAACCCGGCCCCCCTGGCGTATCAACGTCGACTATTTCGCTTCTTCTTAGAGATAGAACGGGTCAGATGAAAGAACCGGCTGACGAGCTGGCTGTTCGTCGGGATCGCAAACCAGCCGTCATCCTCGGGCTTCGGGGGTGGCGGCTTCGGCTTTGAGGCCGGCAGCAACATCACCGACGCGGACGATCGGCACAGCCGGCACCGAAAGCGCCTGGCCGCCCTCTCCAGGTCTAGCGGCCACCCACGGGCCTGGAAGTCCTCCCAGGGCGGCGGCTCGACCACAGAGCCACGCGCGCACTTGAAGCACCAAACCCGGAGCGACCAGTCGTTGGCGTGGAGATCGCGGAGAGTCGGCGGGAGTCGCATGGCCCCAGTAGAACGCATAGGGAACAAAAGGATGCAAGCCGGCGCCGATTGAGCCGTCACCGAATCGGGCGAAATTCTTAACGATCCCAGCTTGATCGCCGAGTCGACATAGGGCATTCTGGCAATGGGTGTGGAAACCCGGACTTCACATAAGGCGGCTCCCCGTTGGCGCGGGAAGACGCTGAGGGCCTCTAGGGCCTGCGGATCACGCTTGGCGGCGTGTCCATCTCTGGATCATGTATCCGGGGGCGGTGCGCCATGTCCAGAGCTTCGGCTTAAAAGCCCCGACCTGTCTGTGAAGCAGGTTTCCACCCCCCGGTAACAGGGGCCCTGCCGTGCGTGGGTCCGGTGTGGGGTCGCTCAATTTCGAGGTTAACCTGTTCCAAAACACCATAGGAATTTTCCTACACGTTCGGAACATAGTAAGAACACCCGAGTCGAGTCGAAGTGCAGGAGCTGAGGTACATGATGCAAGAGCGGGTCGAGACGGATGGCGCCGAAGATGCGCTGCGGATCGGTTTGGACGAGGGACACGCGGAACGGATGGGCGGTGGCATGTTCGTTCTGTTCCAGGAGGTCGACGGCCGGGTGCAGTCGATAACGGTTAGCCAGGACGATCTAACGAAGCTGCTGGCGGCCGCGTAGGGCCAGGTGCGACAGCCCAGGACATTTAGGGGTCGAGGGGAAACCTTTGGCCCCTTCTCTTTGCCGGAAACGTTCCAGTAACTGCCTGGGCCTATGCCGCTGGCAGCGAATAGGAGGCTCCCCATGGGTCTGTTTGGGTGGATTGCAGTGGCCGTTGTGGCGCTCGGGATCGTCTGGGCCAGCTCGGCCGATCGGCGCATTGCGGCCGTGCGGCGGTGGTCGAAAAAAGAACCCCCGGCCCGGTGAGGGGCTAGGGGACTTTCGGTCACGCGAGGAACTCGGCGATGCGACCTGACACGCGCTGAGCACGGGCAAGGATCGAGAAGGTCTCGGAGTCGCGGCCGTAGCTGGCATCGCGCTGGGCGATCTCACGGCGCCGCGCAGCCTCTTGCCGGGCATAGCTGGCGTCGCGGAGTTTCATCTCGGCCGTGAGGTGCGCTTGAGCGCGAGCCTCGGCCTTCGAGATGCCCTTTTGCAGACGGCTGAAGCCGCCGGCAATCGCGTCTTCAGTGGGCACCAGCAGGCCGTAGAAGGCCACCATGGCGCGGTGATACAGATTCTGGAACACGGACATTCCTTTCAGGTGTGGGCGAGCCGGCAGATGCCGAGCACGATGTCACGGAGGCTCAGCTCAAGAGCTTCCAGGTAGGACGCCCCTTCCCAGCCCTCATCCACCCAGCGCTCGGCGAAGAGGATCAAAGCCCAGAAGGCGACGACTGTGGAAAAGGTGCCGGCGAGGGCCAGCAGGCACCCCAGGACCCACGCGATCGGCGGGCCGAACACCAACAGGACCAGGAGGGACAGCAGGACGATCGGGACGAAGCGGCTAAACCCCATGGGTGTCCCCTTCGTCCGCACTGAACGCCGCGTATGCCAGGCCGTAGACCAGCACTGCCAGTACGATCACCAGGAGCGTAACCGGCAGCCACGGAGCGTAGATCGATAGCGCCAAGAAGCCGCCGATGGCAGCCAGCAATGCTGACGCTTTCAGATGCTGGATCATTTCGACCCCCGCGATCTCGGCAGGCCTTCTGCGGCCTCCAGTTCGTCCTGGAGTAACGCGAGGGCACGCCAGGCCAAGCGGGCGGTATGGCGAACGCCGCGCCCGTCGAGTTTCCCACGGTCCACGAGGTGCCGCATGATCTTGTTCGGGTGGTCGGTGGACTTGTCGCGTGCCCAGTGCATCGGCTCGCCGGGGTTGTGCTGGTCGTTGCCGATCTTCGAGACTTTCGAGACCTCGGCCAGAGCATTCGGGAAGTAGTCCAGCAGGCCATCGGCCATCGGGTACTCGCCACGCTTTGCGTCGTCGTCGGGGAGCGAAAGCTCGTTTAGCGGCGGGCCGCCGTTGTGTCCGATCGGGGCCGGAGCGACATTCCGCAGACGAGGCAGGCGGCGGGCGTACACGGGTCGCCCGTTAGAGCGGAACAGCGTACCGTGATCGACGTGGGGATCGCCAAACCGTTCCCGCGTACCCGGCGGCAAATCGACGGCGAGGTCTTCGCCCGATAGATGATGAAACTGTGCGGGCGTGCCGTCCTCCAGCTCCAGAGGTAGCGTAGTGTCGATCATCGGCCGCCCACCGCTTGCTGGAGGAACGGGAGGAGCGCTGCGGCCTGCTTCTCGCTGATGATGACGTTGTGGAGCTGGCCTTCTTCGTCGACCTGCGACAGGGCAATCACGCCGTCCCCCATGTTGGTCACGGTGAGCGCGTCGTACCCTTCGTCCGTCAGCACCTCGGTGCCACGGAACGTGTTTAATTCGTCCATGGGGTTTCCTTTTGGGGGTTAGGCTTCCAGCTCGATGTCGAACTGTGTGAGCAGGCAGGCTTCGCGCTCGATCAGCAGGGCCAGGCAGGCCTCCACGTCCTGAGACGTGAGGACCAGCGAGACCGCGCCGGACTTGGCGTTGACAGTGAGGCTTCCGCTCACGCAGGCCGCCGAGACCTGCAGGCCCCGGAGGTTGACGATGCGGTTCGCCGAGGCGCCGACAACGCGGGCTTCGGCCTCCGTCATGCGGCCTTTCGGCTTCGCGACGGTTGGCAGATTTTTCATTCTCTCGTCTTTCAATCGGATGCCAAATACTTCCAGCAGCTGGCGGTTTTCCGCAAACTAGAAAGAATTTAGTCTTCTGACCTGGGAACTATTCGTCCCGTGTCGGGTCCACGAGTTAGGCGCCCTGCGGGTTCCACAGGATCGGCCGGCGCTTGAGGGTGTCCCAGTCGCCATGGCGCAGGATGCGGGCCAGGCGAGCATTAAGTAGGGCCAGGTCTTCGGGCGTTTCCACGCCGGCTTTCGTCAGCGCCTCGGGCTTCTTGCGGCAGCCTTCGCGGTACGCGGCGAGGATGTTCTCCCAGGGGTCGCCGGGCTTCGCGAGGACCGCTTCGGCCGTCTTGGGCCCAATGCCTGGGCAGCCGGCATAACCGTCCGTGCTGTCGCCCATGAGGGTCTGGAGGCGCCAGAAGTGATCGGCGCTTTCCTCGTCTGTCTCGACCAGGTCGCCACCGCGCCAGATTTCGACGTTCGGCAGCGTCTTCATGTCCTTGTCTTCGGACACGATCACGCGACGGACCGGCGAGGGCCTGGTGGCCAGGATGCCGATATAGTCGTCACCCTCCAGGCAGTTCTCGGAGTAGACGCGGAAGCGCCCCTCCTCCCGCAATTCGCGGACGATCTCCCAATAGGAAAGCGGCTTGCGGCTGGCGGCCCGGTTGGCCTTGTAGAGCGGCCAGACGTCGAGGCGGAAGTTGTTGGTCCCTGAGAAGACCAGCACGGCCTCGTCGGCAAACAGCTTCTTCATGTAGCCCTCGACTGAGGCCACGAAGTTGTCCTTCGCTTCCTCGCGGGAGCAATTGAGAATGTCGACGGTGTCGCCTTGCTCGTTGGTGAAGCTGGCGACCCGCTCGACGGCCGAACAGTCCCGGTAGAGGACGAAGTCGGCGTCGATAAGGAGCTGAGTGGTCATGCGGGTCCTATCGTTGCCCGACGCGACAGCGGGGCGGCTCGGGGATGGTGAAAGGTGGATGGCAGCCGGCGCCCAGCAGGATCGCGAAGATCAGAAGGACTACCCCCACTATTCCTCCCGATCCCGGGCTGGAGCCGGCAGGGCCAGCGGCGGAACCAGCGAGACCTCGACCTCTGCGAATTCGGCCTCCTCAATTTCCTCCAGAGGGCGCGAAGGGAAATGGGTGTAAAGCCTGCCCATCAGCGCTTCCTCTCGATGATCTCGGTGGTCACGCGGGCCAGCTCGGCCCAGCCGCCTTTGGTGCGCTGCTCGGCCGCGAAGGCCCTCGCGTGAATGGCGGGGTCCTTGCCTTCTAGGCGATCGAACTGCTTTCGGCCGCCTTGGTAGCGGACCTGGTAGGCGACCTGCGGGCCGCCGCGGTTCGTGAGCAGCATCAGGCCTCCGCTGCCCCCTCGAAGGCGCGGAGCAGCACGAGCGCTTGCTCGTTGTCGCCGAGGACCAGCTCGTCTTCGAGCTTGCGGTAAGCCTCTGTCAGCTCAGCAGTCTCGCGGTCGATCTCCGGCTGGTTGACCTTCTGATCCCGCTCAGCGGTGAAAGTGACGCCGTACTCCCAGCCATAGCGGAGTTGGCCAGCCTTCTTGTCGATCTTGAAGGCACCAGCCCTTAGCGCATCGAGTTGTTCGCCGGTCGACAAGCGGACTGCCGGAGTCGTGTGCTTCGCAACGATGGCGTCCTTGCGGTCGCGGAATACCCGCTCTGCGCGGGCGCGGGCGTACTTGAGTTGAGCTTGGTTCATTTGGGTGTCTCCAGGTGCGCGGGGCACGGGTTGGAATTGGCTGCCCGGAGACGATCGCGCTCGGCGATGCGGACACGTCGGTCTGCCATCGCGAGACGAGCCAACGTGTACACGTCGTCACCTTTGCGGGCGAGGTCGCCGGGGTAGGCAGGCATGGGAACCTGCTCGACCGCGCAGGGCACGGCGATGGCGACTTTGGCGATCGTCGGGGGCGGCGGTGCTGGGTCCAGCTTGGGCAGCTCGGGCGCGGCCGCGTGCATACAGCCGGCAAGGAGCGGGAGCGCAGGGAACGGCAAGCACCACCAGACCCTTGCCGTGGACGCGAGGCGACCGATCAGCGCTGGGCCGTCAGCTACCAGGCCGAGCAAGCGGGAGAGCTTAGCGGACATTCAGCAGCTCCTGTTCGATGAGGGCACGGGCCGCCTCGCAGCGGTCTCCAGGGGCCGGCGCGGGCAGTTTGACGATCTCGGCCGCGCGAGCCTCCTCGCCCTTGGCGCCGTCCTCGGCCTTGAGGATGTTGGCGATGTAGGCAGCGCGATCGGCGTCGCTCTGGCTCTTGAGGCCGTCGATCGAATCCGACTGCAGCTTGATGATGCCGTCGCGTTCCGTCAGGGCTTTGCCGCGAGCATTGGCCTCGCCGATCGCGAGGGTCGCTGCGGCCTCGACCTTCACCAGCGCCGAAGTCAGCGTGGCGTTCTGCTCATGGGCGGCGTGCATCCGGTAGGTCTGCAGTCCCGCAAAGGCGGAAGCAGCGAGCGCAGCTGCGCCCAGGCCGCCCGACAGATAGCCGAGCAGCTTGGTGGTTATGGCGAACATTTCAGTGCTCCAGGGGATTATGGAAGCCGAGCGGCTCAGGCAGGCGGAACAGTTCGTTCCCCTTCAGGTCGTAGAGGCCCGTGGCGATGGGGCCGCGCCCTCCAGGGACGTCGAGGTCCGGGAGAAGCGCGTCCACGATCTGGTTGTGATCGTCCGGCTCGATCGAGGGGACCCATCCGGCCGCCCGGCCCTGCCGAGTGGCGTAGCGGGTCATCGGTCAGCGGTTTCCAATCAAGTCGAGGAACTGGCCGATCCGCAGCCGGGCATGGTCCGGGGCCATGCGTTCGTAGAGGCCGTCCAGGTTCGGTGGGGTTCGGTCGCCAGCACGGCGCCAGGCGCTCGTCGGGGCGTCCATGGGCACCTCGTCGGCCAGCTGCTCCAGCATGATCACGGTTCCCTCGCAGCGAATGTCGAGGGTGTGAACGTGATGGCGTTCCGACCGATAGTGGCGGCCTCGCGTGTACACACCGCCGGAGTGCTCCCGGACGTGCTCCTCTCGGACCCATGCGAACCCGTCGCCCCCGTTAAGGGGCGTGCGGTACTCGAAGCGATCGTAGAGGGGCGCCAGGGCCTTCAGCTCGGGCCGGATGCCGGGCAGCGGAGTGAACGTCTTGTTCCGCACGGCCCCCGAGAGGACCGTGGTGACGAAGGCGTAGCGGTGATCGTGGGGCATCACCAGTTCGGGGAGCTGCGATAGCTCTCCGTCGAAAAAGTAGATCTTCCTGGTCAGCTCGGGCGTCCGGCTGAGGCACAGGTAGTCAAACCCCTTCGTATGGAAGTTCCGGAAGGAGTTGGCGCAGATGGTCTCGATGTCGTCCATGATTGCGCCCTCCTTGGGCGCTACTGTCCCGGCTCGGTCTTCCGGGTGAACCACACGCCAAGGCCGCCCGCGGTCAGGATGGCCGCGAAGCCGGTGCCAAAGTCGGTGGCGTTGAACTCGTGCTGGTGGGCAATGACCGACCAAGCCGAGAGGACGAGGAACTGCACGGACCCCAAGCACCAATAGACCCTGGCCGGGGCGTAGGTTTCCCCGTCCTTGGCGGTCAGCAGGTGCTTGAGGGCCGCTCGCATGCCCTCGAAGTGAAGGAACCGCAGCAGGCGCATTACGCGGCCTGGGCAAGCGCCCGGATGCCGGGGCCGAGCGGGAGACTGTTTTCGCAAGCCCGCATGAAGAGGATTTCCTCGACCACGACCTGCGGTCCGGCTTCGGCGTCCGTCACCGTGATGCCGGCGGCAGCCAGGGCCGCTTCGACCTGCTTGATGTACGTGACGGTCTCGACGGTCTCCGCAGCCTGCTCTTGCGAGGTGCGCTCGATCTCGACGCGGCCGGCGGCCTCGACAAGGTACATGCCCATCAGCTTGGCGCCGGCACGGATAGCGGCGGCGATCGTGTGTTTCAGCTCGGCGCGTTCGTCCATGAACGCGGCCACAGCCTGCTCGTGGCGGTCGATCTCGGCGCCGAACTCACGGGCCACCTTGATCCAGGTGTCACGCGAAGCGCAGAGCTGGCGGTTGCCTTCATGGGCTCGCCCGAGCGCCCACTCGGCGTTTTCGGCGCGTTCGCGCAGCTGGCGGATGAGCTTGAACGGATTGTAGAAACGGGGGAACTTCATTGGTCTTCTCCCTTGGGGAACTCCTGGCATTCCAGGAGGGAGAGGCCGGCGGCGGTGATACGCCATGCTCGGCCCCAGTGATGCTGATCGTGTCGGACGGTCAGGAGACCGCGACAGGCAGCGATGGCGACCTCGTCGGCGGATTGCCGGGCGAAGTCGGAGCGGGTCAGAAAGGGCTGCTCCCAAGCCCTGCGAAGGACCGGGAGCAGTTGAGGGTCTTCAGTGACATTCGGCCCAGTTGGCACCGGGTTTGACGTCGACGTCGGTGGGGCACTTCCAGGAGACGAATGGCTCGCCTGCCCTTCGGCCGGTTTCGATGAGGATTGCAGAGACTTGGTCCTCCAGGCCCTGCCGGACCGCGACCTGCAGTTCGTCATGAATCCATCCAAGGAACACGACGTCTGCTTCAGGGTCCCAGTCACCGTGGAGCGCGTCAGAGAGCTTGAAGCCGGCATCGACCAGGGCCTTTTCGGCCAAGGTGATCCAGCTCTTGCACACGAGAGCGCCCGCGGACTGCAGGAGGGTGTTGAGGGCAGCGTGATCGCTACGGACGGGAAGCTTGCGGCCGTCTAGGCCTTTGAGCCAGCCCTTGGCCGCAGCGGCCTTAACAGCCTTGATGAGGCGATCGAGCGCCGGGAACTTCTTGAGGAAGCGGGCGCGGAGCTGAGCCCCTGCCTTCGCCCCCTTCCCGATGATCGAGCCAAGCTTGGCGTCGCCGGCACCGTACAGGAAGGCGTAAATGAACGTCTTGGCGACGTCCCGCATCTTCTTGTGCTGGGGATTATCGGGGTCCCGCTCCAGGTCGTCGGCGAGGCCGAACAGCGCCTTGGCGTTCTCCCAGTGGACGTCGCCGTGGAGGACGACCTCGATGTAGGCGCCCCCGTCGAAGGCAGCGAGGAAGCTACCGAGGCAGCGAAGCTCTAGGCCGCTCTGGTCAGCTCCGAGCTGGGTCCAGCCGCGGGGGACGTGGAACAGAACTCGACAGTCCCATCCGTATTCCGCGCCCACACTCGGGACCTGGGCGATGTTGGGGTTCGAGTGAGTCGCGCGGCCCGTGACAGCGCCATTTGTGTTATACCGTGCATGGATGCGTCCTTTCGGGGTGACCTGTTTGAGCCAGGCCTGGTTGCCCTCCCCGAGCTGCCCAATCCGCTTCTGGATGAGGAAGTATTCGGCGAGCAGTTTGGCTTCGGGGAACGGGAGGCGCTGCAGAACGTCGTCATCGACCTTCGGCTGTCCGCCATCGGTGAACTCGCTGGGCCGCCAGCCGTATTTGTCGATCAGGCGGTCTGCGATGTGGTCCCGGCTGGCCGGGTTGAACTCGCGGGTTTCCCAGCGCTCGACAGGAACGCCGGCCTTGTAGCCGCGGGTCTTGTTGTCGCGCTTCGGGATGAAATCTTCGAGCCTGACCCGCCAGGGCGGGAAGGCCTCAACCAGCTGCTTTTCCAGCTCGTGCCGGCGCTGGCACAGCCGGGCGTAGAGGGCCTGCGCTGCCTTCACGTTGAGCGGCCAGCCGTTGCGCTCCATGCGGCAACAGAGCCGCTGGACGTCCATTTCGAGCTGCATCGAGAGCGCCGTGGGCGCCTCGGCCATCAGGTAGCGGTAGACCCCGACGTTAACGACCGCGTCCTGGATCATGTAGGCGTGCATCGCCTCATTCCAGGAAGCCCACGGGTCGAGCCCCTGAGCCTTCATCTCCTTGGCGTAGTCGCCCTTGCGCTCGGCACCGATGCGGTAGCCCCACGCTTCCAGCGAGTGCGCCCCGACGAATTGGCCGGGGAACTCGTGGGGGGTCTTCCAAGGGAAGGGTCCAGGATCGACTTCGCCGGCTTCAATCCGGGCGGCCCGCTCGGTCTCGTAGAGATCGCGAGCCTCGCGGTACTTCTTCCAGGCGGATGCCCGCGGGAAGTCGATGCTCTTGATGTCCGAGAAGACCAGCTTGGCCAGCACGATCGTGTCGATCACGTCGCAGCTGCGGGCCGGCGAGATACCGTAAATTTTCTGAAGGACCGGGATGTCGAACCCGATCACGTTGTGGCCGACCAGGAGCGTCGCCTTGACGTACAGCTCTAGGAACTTGCCGATCTCGTGGGGTCGAAAGTCCAGGACCTCTTCGGTGTCGAGGTCGTAGAGAACCGCGCAGTGTACACGGGTCACTTCGGGCAGAAGCCCGTTCGTCTCCAAGTCGAAGACATACCGCCCCTGAGACCGGGCGGTTGGTGGTAATTTCATGGTGTTCCTGGGGCGTCTCGCTGGACGCCGGGTGTCTAAATCAGAGGTCGAGGCCGCCGGTGTCGACGGGCTGGAAGCCGTGGGAGGCAGTCTCGGGGGGCGCGTCGCTCTCCGCGAGCATGCCGTCCTCGGGGTTGTATTTGAGCCAAAGCGTGTTGCCGCCAGCGCGGCCGGTGAAGCGGTCCTTCACGCAGCGCAACAGCGTATAAAGGCGCATGTCAGGGTCCTCGTGGACCGTGTTGCGCTCCAGGCCGAAGGCGTAGTGGGCGAAGGCGCCGATTGCGCGGCTGCCCTTGAACTGGCTCAGCCGGACCTGTCCGCCCTCCTCATGGCTCGGGCCGTTCTCCGCGGTTCGCAGATGGCAGACCATGACGCAGAAGGTGCGCAGCTCCTGCATCAGCAGGGCCAGTTCCTTGACAATCGTCTCGACAGATTGCCGCTCGTTCGCCGGGTCCACGAGGGCCGTGAGGTTGTCGATCCAGAAGGATTTGATGCCCTTGGACACCGAGAGGTAGCGCAGGCGTTGCTTGAGGTCCTCCCAAGTCGTGGCCGCGAAGTTGCCGCCGAAGACGAGGTGGTCGCAGGATGCCAGCCGGTCGATCGCTGCCGTCAGTTCGTCCTGGGTGTATCCGCCCTCATCGGGAGGAAGGTGGAAGAGCCGATGGGCCGCCTTGCCGGCGACGCGCTTGACGGTCTCGACGGGCGGCTGCTCCATATAGATGACCGCTGTGGGCAGTCGCAGGACGTTGACGTCGTGCTCTATGTTTTCGGTGCAGAAGTCGGTCTTTCCAACCGCGTTTCCGGCCGCGAGGTAATAGGCTTCCCCCTCGCGCCGCCCGTAGGTCCAGCTCGTGAGCGTTGGGCTTTTCCAGGGGATGCCAATCGTTGGCAGGACAAGCGCCTGCTCCCGCAGGTCGGCAACGGTGAAGATGCCGTCCGGCTTGAACTCGGTGGCGTTCCAGTAGGCCTGCTGCACCGCCTTGGTGTCGTCGGCCAGCAGGGCCTCGCGGGCGTCCTTGTGGCCTGGAACCTCGCCGATGAAGGCCTTACCGGGCGGCAGGAGCGCTGCGACCCTCTTGGACCATTCACGGCCTGTTGCGTCGCCGTCGAAGACCAGCACGATCTTATCGAACTGGTCGATCCATTCGTACCAGGCGCGGATTGTGTCCTCGGCGCCCTTGGCCCCGTTGGGCAGCGAGACGCAGGGGTACTTGCCGCCAGTGACCTGATAGTAGGCGGCGCAGTCGCCCTCCCCTTCCCAGATGGTCAGTGATCGGCGATCGGACCCCTGCCCCCACTTGTGCATGAGGTACATTGGAGCCGCCTGGCTTCCCTTGGCGTGGGGAAACCGAAAGGTCTTGCCGTCCTCGGCGCCCTCGGGGAGCTTGTAGCGGATTTTCTGACCCCAGAGGGTCCCGTCGGGCAGCCGGTAGTCGAAGGTGACGCAGGGCTTGCGGGGGTAGTCTACGCCGAGGTGCTCAACGCCCATCGGGACTAGGCTGATGCCGATGTCGCGGCGGATGTCCGTCTTGATCCCGTAGGCGCGTGTAAAGGTCTCGTCGCCCAGGTCTCCCTGGTACGGCTCGTAGGGTTGGCTCATCTTGCTCTTGGTGTTGGCCGGCCGCCGGGGGCCGTCGTAGTCGTCGGGGAACTCGTTGTGTCCGCAGCCGTGGCAATGGCCGCGGCCGGAGGCGTATCGAGCTAGGTTGTCGCGGGAGCCGCAGGCGGGGCATGGCTCGTGCCCGACGAAAGAAGTCTCGTCGCGTGGCTGGTCAGCCAAGGCGTTCTCCATGTGATGGAATTGGGGCGCAGGCCCCACGGGTCCCCAGCTCCCCCTCGCGTCTGGGACAGGCCGGGGTCTGCTCGAACCGGGCTGGGGTGTGGCGTCCGTGGGCCTGCTTGGAATGAACCGCCGGCCGCGTAGGGGCCGTGCAGGATAACACTGGGCCTGGGCGGCCCGCGGGTGTCCCCGGCGGCTCTCAAGGCCCCTGCAGGTGAAAGGAGGGAAGCCCTGCAGGGGCCGTGGGAAACGTCAGTGGACGGGATGGTCGGGCATCAGCTAGGCTGAGCCCAAAGGAGATTTCCATGGCTCGGACACCTAGCGAGATTGCCGCTCTGCTCGATGATTTTGCCGATGTATTCTATGAGATGTCGGGTGCCCTGGCTGGGCAGGAGCGCCTGGGGGGCGCCGGCATGGAGCTGCTTCAGAGCAACGGGGAACCGTTCGATCTTCGCGAGTTGGCCGCGGACCTTAGGGCCTACGAGCGGGACCACCCGCCCGTCGAAAAGTAAGCGACTGCACCATGCGGTTCGTGAGCGGGATTGTCTCTGCCGTCGCCGCCATTGCTGGTCTCCTGACCCTGTTGGTCGCCTACTCGCCTACGGCGATCTACGCCGGTCTGGTTCCGTGGAGTAGTCAGCTGACAGTTGTCGGTGCCCTGCTACTCGCAGTCGGAATCTTTTTGGCTGGCCGGATGATCGGGCTGCGAGAAGCAGCGGCAGCCGCTAAGGGCCTCCCGGTGGCTGCGCCGGAACAGGTATCAGCCAGTCCTCGCGCTATGGGGATACCCGAACTACTATATGCCGCCCGCTCCCTTTGCCATGTCCTGCAAGCAGCAGATTTCAGAGACGAGGCAGCCAAGCTGCATATCATTGAACTGGAGAGGGCCCATTGGGCCTGGTACGAAGTGGCAAGCCTGAACGCCCGCAATCATTTCCTCGACGTGGCCCGCGCCGCTCGAAGCGCTCGCGAACTGCGGGGGAGGAACGTGTGGATGGCTGGGCCTGGACCGCACTACGGCGACTTTCCGGACGGCTCTCGGGTCAAATGGACCGCTGACATTGAAGCCGCAGCGGGAGCGTTGATAGCCGCTCTGGAGAACCAGCACGTGGCCAATCTGGTGTCTCTCGATAGCGTTTAGCCGGCTGAAAAATAAACGGGGTCGACCTGGTGTTGATCGACCCCGTCTGGATCATAGGCGCTGGAGCGCGAGCAGCTCTCCGCTCTGGAACCGCACGCGGTAGTCGCCAGAGGTGAAGCTGTGTGTGGTGCTCGCCGGCTCGGCAGCCGCAAAGGCGCGGGCTGCGGTTACGACCACCCCGACCGCGGCCTGGAGGGCTGCTTCGGGGGTCGGAGGGGCGGCCTTTACGGCCTTCGGTTTCGTGGGTTCGTCCATGTGATCCTCAGTGCCATCCTGTGGCGTTTTCAAAGGCGTCAGCCACCCAACCGAGGATGCCGGGCCGCGACGATCGGCGTTGCAGGGCTGGCTGGGGCGGCGGCGGGGGTGGAGGCGGCGGGCCATCGGCCGTCACGGTGTTGTTCACGCGGAGACTCTCCGAGCGATGGCGATAGAAAGCCTCCATCGCGTCTTCGTGAATCTTCTTGCGCCGCGCGATCTCGTCGGGGCTCAGGGCGCCGGGCGTTGTCATGCGGTCACCGCGGGACGGTCACGCCAGAGGCCGGCGATAGCCTGCCAGACGGAGCGGCCGTTGAAGAGGCGGCGCAGGGTGTACGAGCGGGCCAGCGAGATCGCCGTGAAGATCGCGCTGATCAGAAAGTTCTGACCGAACGTCATCGAGACATGCAGCACCGCCGGGAGGACCCAGTGGTTGGCGATCGTCGAGATGACGAGGCCGATCACAATGTTGACCAGCGACTCCATCAGGCTGTCGGTACGGGATTGCATCAGAAGTTCTCCCAGACCTGCGGCTCGGGCACGGAGGCTCGGCAAATCATGCAGGTCCAATTGGGGTAGTTGGCGTCACCACGCTTTCGCTCCAGATACGCCGTATGACTGCAGGCCTCCGGGGTATCGAGCGGTAGCTCAATGGTCCCCGGATCGAGGGGGTCTTTTGCCATCAGTCGTGGGGCGAGTACGTGTACACGTTGTAGCGACGGCGGGTGATCGGGTGCCGGTTGGTCGTCACCGCGATCGAGTAGCCGGCGTCCCGCAGCTCGGTGATGCGGCGCGTAAATGACCCGCTGTTGATGTCGAGGTCCAGCAGGGCCTCGCGGGGCGTGGTGCGTCCCTTGGCTTGCAAGTAGTCGAGCACCTCTTTGGCGCGGGGGGTCAGGTAGGTCGTCTTCATTAAGGTCCTTTCAGAGCTTGCGGGGGCCATTGCGGAGCAATGCCGCTAGGCGGATTGCGCGGGCGCCGACTTGGCGGGCGTACTTGGAAGCGAGCAGGCCATTGGCGGCGTCATCCCACCGGCCTTGCTGGATCGCTGCGAGCGTGTTGCGGAAGCTCAGCAGCCCGCGCTGGGTATTGCCGATCCCCATAAAGCCGAGGTTGACCATCACGCGCTGGCGAACGGGGTCGAGTTTGCGCCACCAGGGGAGCGCTCGGTCCAGGTCGGCCATCACGGCGTCGATGTCGTTGTCGAGTAGGACGACCCGCTGGGCCTCGGTGATGCCTTTTTGGAGGCACGAAGCGCGGGTGATTTTGAGCAGAGCGGTTTCGGCCGCGGTTATGCCGCCGTCCGCTCGATCAAGGTTCCGGCCGGTCCCGATGGACCAACAGCCCACGGTGTCTTTGTAGGGCTTTAGGCGGTCGCCCTCGTCGCGCGAAAGCTCCGCGCGGAGGACCTCTCGATTCAGGTCGTCCATTTCTCTCTTTCGGTGGGCTAGGCGCTGGCAGCCGCAATGGCGGCGTGGCGCTCTGGGTTGTCGGCTTCGTCGATCCAGGCCTGAGGGATGACCTTGTCGGAGAAGGGGATGCCGCGGCCCGCGCACCAGCTGGCGTAGGTCGTTTTAGATCCTTTGCGGATCGGCGACTTTGAGCGACTGAATACGAAGCGGATGTCGAGGCCGGGATGCTGGGCTTTGACCAGCTCGTGCTTCTGGCGATCGGCGACCTCGAAGATGCCCTTGGTCTCGACGATGATGCCGTTCGGCAGGATGAAATCGGGGGTGTATTTGTGACGGCTCGCGGGCTTCTCGTAGGAAACCCGGACCTCCTCGTACCGATAGGGGACCCCGCGCACTGCGAGGTCCTCCATCGTCTTGTCTTCGAGGCCAGAGCGGCCGTGGAGCTTCACTCGACCCTTAAATGTCGAGGATGCCACCGTCGTCCTGCGCCTGGTCGTCGCCGTCGCTGTCGTCGCCGATATTCAGCTCGGCAGCCGGGGCGTCACCGTCATAGGAGTAGCCGCCCTCGCCGTTCCAAGCTTCAAACTTGGCGCTGGACCCGCCGCGCTCGACCAGTTCGATGATCTGGACGCCGGTAAGGGTGAAGGAGATGCCTTCGTTGCCGTTCATGTCGTACGGCTTGAGGAAGCCCTGAACGAGGGCCTTGGTGCCGCCGCCGATCTGGACCGACTTGGGGTCGATCGGACGCGCATTGGCATCGACGATCGCGGGCGGCCGCTGGCTCTTCGACTTCAGGATCAGCTTGCCGGTCGGGACCTTCTTTGGCTTCTTGGTGCCAGCCGGCGCGTTCGGGTCCTTGACCATTTCGCGGCTCAGCGGGAGGTGCGCGTCAACGTCCAGACCGAATTGCTTGAGGGCGTCGGCGAGGATCGCCTTGGCCTGCTTCATCGCGTCGGAGTTGGGGTCCTCGGTGCCGTTGGCCGTATAGACGTCATACTTCTCGTCGGGCTTGTTGAGGCACGGGAACGACAGGATCAGCGGGCCGAACGTCGCGGTAATAGAGGGGGTCTTTGCCATAAAGGCGTATGGTATTCCGTAGGGGGCGGGTAACTGACAAACACAGACAGTCCGCAATTGTGGAGAAAAAGAAACCGGAGGTCGACTTGATAAGGCCGACCCCCGGAGGGAACGTGAGGAGGTGCAGAGGGCTGACCGAAGCCAGTTGTGCATATGGTCGCACTAATACCGCTTTTGCGGATATTCCACGGTTGCAGACCTTTTAAGCAAACGCGTAGTCGGACTGCAGGACCGCGGAGAGGTCCAGGGAGCCCTTGGTGGGGATTGGCGGCAGCTTGGCCTGCCCTTCCTCGCTGAGGACCGAGCGGGCATGGCGGTCCACCTCCCGGAAGGGGCAGTAGTCGGTATAGAGGTCGACAAATGCTTCCCGGATGATGCGGAAGAACCGACCTGTATTGCCGGCGTGGGTCGCGAAGGAGTCGTGGATGAGCTGGAAGTGCTCGATCCCTTCCTGCTTCGCCATCACTACAGTCCGGACCAGGTGCGAGGCGTCGAGGCTGTGAACCACGTTCGGGCTGATGGCGCTGCGGGCCTTCTTCTTGTCGATGCGCTTGGTGGGCGCCTCGCGAATGAGGCATTCGATCCTGGTCAGTACGTTGCCCGCCTCGTCGATCTTGGCGTCCCCTGTCGGCACCGCGACCTTGCGATCGTAGAGCCACATATTGACCCGCTTCGACGTGAACTCGCTGTACCGCTGGATGACCGGAAGGCCCGTTGGGGTCCGCCAGACGACGGGGAGGCTCTCATGCGCGAGCGTCGCCGCGACCTGCTGGAACCACGTGGCGGCCTCGTCGGCCTTGGGCGCCACGCGGGTGACCGCTGCGTAGACGTGGGACGCGAGGGTCTGGGCGCACGTGAAGCCGCCGTCTTGGACCAGCGTGACCTCCCCGGTCTCTTTGTTGGTCCGCTCAGTCAGCAGCGAGTACGGGTGGTGTACACGCTCGCCTAACGCCACTTCGTCAGCCAGCGGCCGCATCAGGTCGACCATGTGCTGATCGCGCATCCCAAATTTCCCGCTCCCGTAGAAGTAGGTCATCACGTTCCGCTTCACCTCGCCGCGGCCGAAGCCGTTGGCCAAGATCGTCGTCGCGTCCAAATCCCCACGGGTCGCGCAGGCCTCAAGGGTCGGCCGGGCGCCATCGGCAACCACTTGATAAATGTCGCCGGGAACATCGCGGGGCAGCAGGTTGACGTGATGGCCCTCCTCGGCCGAGCGCGTCATGGCCGCATAGTGCTGGAGGCCCGAGCAGCTCCCATCTAGCGCGACCGAGATGCAGGACGGAAAGTCCGGGCAGTAGTTCCAGATGGTCGCCCAGGTAGCGTATTCCATGCAGGCCTGGAGGAAGCAGAACGGGCTGTCCGCGGTTGACCACCAATCATAGGTCCCGAAGGGGTCTCTGCCCGCTTCAATTACGGCCTGCTCGTTGTCGCGAACCCACTGGACCCGGTCGTCGAACGGGCGTTTGCTGACCTTCTCGAAGTCCCCGCAGTTGGCCAGATGGATCATCAGCCACCGGCCGCCCTCGCCGCCCAGCGGAACAGTGTCGGCGAAGCGGAACATGGCTTTGATGTGGTCCGAGCGCTGCGGGTTGAAATGCGGCACCGCGTAGACCCTCCCGCGGAAGTCCATGCTGTGCGGTAGGTAGAAGCAGGGATGCTCGGCCAGTTGCTGTGCGGTGGCCGTGTCGGAGACGAACAGGCCCCCGTCGACAGCCGCGGAGCCTCGCAGGTCGCGGAGGGCCTTGCGGCGCCGGCTGAGCGCTGAGCGGGCCTCGGGGGTCAGTGCCTCCCATTCCTCGCGCGGCGTCTTCTTGGGCAGCTCGGGCATGGCGGCCAGCGGGAAGCTCTTGTTAGGCTGGAGGCGTTCCGAACGGCACCATTCGATGACGTTGAGGACGCGCTGGTCGATCGCAAAGCGCGTTCCCTGGATCGCGTTGAGCCCGTCGAGGACCTCGGCCATCTCGCCGGCCTTGATGGCCTCCCGGATCAAGTGCTGGTGCTCCCGGTTGAACGTGCGGACCATTGGCACCGTCTTGCTCAGCCGAAGGTCCAGATAGGCACCGGTGTCGTAATGGACCCATGGACGGGGCTCGACCACCATGGGCTTGAGGATCGGATGGAGCCAGGCGGCAGCTTCGGTCATCGTTGCCAGCTGGTCCTGGGCGGCCTCGGTCAGTAGCACGACCGGCACGGTCCCACGGTGATCGTTGAGGACCGATCGCTCGAAAATGTCGGGCAGGGTCGTCAGGATCAGATTGAGGACGGTTCCCCCGACCAGGGCGACCGTGCGCTGGGACCAGGTCAGACCCAGCCCGAGCTGCTCCTTAAGGCGATCGTGCCGTTTGCGGTTCACGCTCTCCCGCGGCTCGCCCTCAGCCATCTTGAGGAACCGGCGGGCTGCCTTAGGGTCGGCCTCCTGGATCATCGCGGCCTCGATCTCGACCTGGATTGTCCGGCCGATCGCGAGAGCTGTGGCCGACAGCATCTTGCCGAGCGCGACCGTGTTGAATGTCTTGCTGAGTGCGAGATATGCGACGGTGTCGGCGTCCAATTCCGACAGGGGCGCAAGGGCCGCCGAGGGTCGTCCCTTCCGGGCCTTGGCGTGCTCCACCCACCCCGTGATCGCTGCGGACAGCAGTGGGATGGCCCCGCGGATGATCTTCTGCACGTCATCGCGGCGCTCGAACCCTTCGCGGTTCGCCTTGTGCTGCTGGTCCTCCCAGTAGCGCTCGGCGCCGGCTTCAGCCGCAGTGTTCTCCAGGGACTGCTGGAAGCTGAGCTGATCGTTTGTGTAGTCCATTTGGCGTCCTTCCTCCTCGCTCTATGGCGGCCCTTACTGGGCAATTGTGCCAACGGTCGCACGAAACCGACAGTCAGCATATGCGGACCTTATGGGCATGGCGGTGCGCTCGGTCAACGCTGCCTCGTTGAGAATCCAACGTTTTTGCGACGAACGGTTGAACGAAAAATGGTCCCCCACCACGGACGATGGGAGACCACTTCGTTACGGTTCCGAGCTAAGCCCAGAAAATGGCTAAAGTCTGCGGTTGCGGACTGTCTCGGATTGCAGAATAGTCTGCAATTGCGGACTAGCACCTAAATCCAGCGCGTCTACCAGTTCCGCCACGCCCGCCAGAGGACCGCCGGTCGGCGGCGTCTATAGCAACTGCCCGGCTGGGAGCAACCCGCTTGGCAACCGACGGGGTCATAAAGGCGTTAATCGAGCGAAAGGAACCTCCCATGGCCACCAATCCACCGCCCGAGACACCCCCGCCCGAATTTCCGCCCGAGCCTAGCCAGCCCGCGCAACCGACGCCTGCCCCGCCCGAAATCGCGCCGCCGATGCCGGATATCGACATTCCCTCGCCCGGCGAACAGCCCACCGGCCCCGCCAACCCGCAAGGATGATCCCGATGACCGATCACAATACGCGGACCGAGACGGCCGGCGAACGCGATGCCCGCAAAGGCGACCCGCGCAGCGATCTCCAACAGGAAGTCGAAGCGCGCAAGGACGCGGTCGAACGCGGCGAAGGCGGCCCGGAGCCTGAGGCCTTGACCGCCCCCGGCCTGTTCTCCGGCAATGCCGGAACCGGCGGGGAGACCAAAAACCAGGACGACGACGCGCAATAGCGCGCCGCCGTCCTCACTCTTCGGATCGGTCAGTTCGCGGCGGTCAGATCGACGATGCGATCGCGGTCATAGCGCATCACACCCGGAATCACCGGCATCCGGTTGATCGTCACGCCGAAATAATTGGGCAGCTTGCCGACTGGCCGGAACCGGGCCGCCACGATGTGCGCACCGCTGAGTCGCGCATCGACTGCCACGCTGGCGCCGGCCGGTACCAGAAACGGCCCGTCCAATATAATGGGCGCCGAGGAATCGCCCTCCGGACGCTTGACCGTCAGATTGGCCTTGGCCGCGATGACACCAAGATCGACGATCTCCCCCGCCTTCGCGGCAAAGGCCACGCTTCCCATGCAGAAACAGCTGCCAATCGCGCCATTGGGGCCCATGGCGAGCGGTCCGTAGATGCGATATTCGCCCGGCGTCAGTTCCTGGAGATAGGTCGATAGGCCGCCCTCTGCCTTGGCGAAACGATTGATCGGGCCGATCGAGACACCGGCAAGCAACGGGAACGGCGTGAACTGGAAGTTTGCTTCGGTGGGCTCGATCGGCTTGTCGGGCAATGGCGGCAGCGCCGAGCCTTTGGGCGCACTCGCCCTATCCTTCACCGCCGCATCATATTGCGCCTGCTTCTTGACGTATTTCTCATGCGCCTTGGCCAGCGCATCGGCGCGAAACTTGTCGTAGCTCCCCTGATCGTCGGCGGTGGGTACCTTCATCAAATAGAGCGATACAGCCATGTCCGACCGCAGCATGACATAGGCTTTGGTCGCGTCTAGTGCGACGGCGGGCTTGTCCTTGACCGCGACGGTTTCGACGAAGACCGGCGCCTGTTCCTTGGCAATGGCGGGAACGGCTAGCGACAGCGCGATCAGCGCACTGAGCAGTGAGATCTTCAT